CCACCGCCCCCGGCCGGCCCGCCCGCGGCGACTCACTCACGCGGTCGTGCGAAGAAATGGGCCATCGCCGCGGCGCTGCTTCCGGCGTTCGCCGGGACCTGGGCACTGGGCCACTACACGAGTGCCGGGTCCGTCTCGACGACGGCGAGTGCCCCCGACGGCGTCCCGAGTACCGCATCCGACAACAAGGCGGCCATCGACAACCGGAACCTGGGGCCGGAGCCGTTCACGGCCCCCGAGTTCATGGACTTCTCCGATGCGGGGAAGATCGACTGCAGCCCCATCGACAACCTGGAAGCGGAGTGCACCGACGCTGACGGGATGGTCATGGCGACCAAGGCCGCGACGGGTCCGGATTCGACGATCTTCACGTTCTCGTACGGCTCGGAGCGTATTGGCCTGCGCATTTTTGGGACCGCTGATTACGCCAGGACCTGGACCCATCAGGACGGCTCGCGGGAGCTGTACCCGAACCTGGTCCGCTCGGGCCGGTACGTCCTGTGGGGCACTGACAAGGCCCGGCTGAAGGAGTACCTGGCGCTGCTGGAGTCGTCGCAGCACAAGGCCACGGCCGCGGGCTCGATGCGCACGATGGGGGCGGCCGAGCCCCTGCCGCCGCGCTTGGCTGCGCTCACGCTGGGCACGCTGGGGCTCGACGAGCAGGACGTGCACACGATCCTGTTCATGCCGCAGAGCGCTCCGGTAGATGCGCCTGTGCTGATGGCGGCTCAGGCGGTACTCGGCGTGACCGACGATCCTGCGCCTCCGTTGGAGCCGGGCGCCGAGGACATTGTGGCGCTCGCCGCGGGCATTGAGCCGCCGCCGGTTGTCACCGACCCGGACCAGAGCACGCACACCGGCACCGGCGTTGTGCCGGTCACCGACCCTGTGGAGTCGTCCGGTTCAACATCGGCGGGCGGCACGACCGAGCCGTCGACGGGTACTGCAACGGGCTCGGACCCGGAGCCGACGGTCACCGAGGAGCCGAAGGAGCCGATCGCCGAGGAGAAGCCCGAGGAACCGGTGGCGGAGAAGTCCACGGACCCCGAGCCGACCTCGGACCCCGCGCCCACGCCTGAGCAGCCCACCACAGAGTCCACGCCGCCGAGCGAGCCGGAGCAGCCCACGGCTCCCGTTGAGCCGACGCCGGTCTACCCGGCCCCGCCGGCCACGGAGACGCCGGCACCGTCGCAGAATCAGGACGCCGCCGAGCCGCCGCCTCCCACCGATGCCGGTGGCGAAACGGCCGAGGAACTGCCCGCAGCAGATGGGCAGGCGCCCGCGGACGTGCACCAGGAGGATGACGCCGGCGGGGAGCTGCTGGCGCTTCCGGAAGCCTGGATTGCCCCGGCCGCGTAGCACGACGCGCCGCGCAGGAGACCCCTGCGCGGCGCGTTCTCGTCTGCGGCCGGATCAGAAGGGCGGTTCGCTCGCCCACTGGTCGTCGGCCACCGGACGTCCAGCCGGGGCTGCGGCCGCGCGCGGCCCGCCGGTCTTGGTGACCTTGGCGGACGCGTTCTTCAGACTCACACCGACGTCCTCGACGTCGAGTTCGTACACAGTGCGCTTGACCCCCTCACGGTCTTCGTAGGAACGCTGCTTGAGACGGCCCTGCACGATGACGCGGGTGCCTCGGGCCAGGGACTCCGCAGCGTTCTCCGCTGCCTGCCGCCACACCGCGCAAGTCAGGAACAGGCTCTCGCCGTCCTTCCATTCGTTGGTCTGCCGGTCAAAGGTGCGCGGGGTCGAGGCGACGCGGAACTTCGCCACCGCGGCGCCGGAAGGGGTGAAGCGGAGTTCGGGATCGTCGACCAGGTTGCCGATCACGGTGATGACGGTCTCGCCTGCCACAGGAGCGGGGCCTTTCGTGTAGGCGGTCGGCCCCTTGCAAGGGCTGACCGAAGGGTGAGTCAGGAGAACAGGAGACGCCAGGTGAGCGGGCCGGGGATGCCGTCCGGGTCGCCGCGCAGCTCCTTGCTGGAGCGCTGGAAGTCGGCGACGTTCTGGCGGTCCGCGTCCGTCCATTTCGGGCCCGGCCCGGACGTGTAGTGGCGGCCGAAGCTCTTCTTCACGAGCTGCTTGCCGAGCAGCGTGATGTGGGAGTTGTTCTTGCCGGGCCCGAAGTAGGAGGCGCCGGGGAACGGCGGCATCGGCTTCGGCGCGGTCGTCTTCCCGGGGATCTTGAGCTTCTGGCCGGGCTTGATGGTGAACGGCGCCGCGATGCCGTTGGCCTTCGCGATGTCCTGCCACTTCACGCCGAGCCGCGCGCCGATCGCGGACAGGGTGTCCCCGGACTTCACGGTGTAGGTGGTGCTGCTGCCGGAGCTGCCGCCCGAGGAGCCGGAACCGCCGTCGTGGCCGGGCACCTTGGCCTTGGTCTTGGCTATGGAGATCAGCTTGGCGAAGTCGAGGTCACCCGGATCGCCGTGTTGGTTCTCCGGGACATGGGAGTGGCCACACCAGCCCTTGAAGTTTTTCCAGGCCGAGTGAGACATGCGGGCCTTGGTGGCGCCGTAGGAGGACGGGTAGGCGAGCCACGTCTTGGGGCCGGAGAGCCCGACGCCGTTGTTCTTGTACTGCCAGGCCAGGAACGTGGCGAGACTGTCCAGGGCCCAGTCCGCTGCATCCGGCCAGTAGATGTAGTCCTGGCCCGCCTTCGCGCCGTTCCAGGACTTCTTGTGCTTCGGGTCGCAGGTGCCCACCAGTTCGATCTGGATGGCGTTGAGTGTGTTGGTCTCGACGCCGCCGGCGAGGTTGACCAGCGCGCGGGCGGACCGGTTGAACGGGTAGTGCTGGTAGAAGTCCAGGCGCTTCTTCGCGAAGTTCGGCTTCGCGGTGATGTTCGGGGCTGAGGCTCCGTTTTCGTACGACGGCAGGGACGTGCCCTCGGTGGTGTGGATGACGCCGCAGTTCGGCTTGATCAGGGAGCCGTTGTACCGGCCCGAGTAGTCGTACGCGCGGCTGGCGCCGGGGTAGTAGGTGACGGTCACGGTGCGGTTCCTCCGGTGCTGGTGAGCAGGGAGGGAGCACGGTGACGGCCGGTGTGGGTTAGTGTCGCGTCCTCAGTCGTCGATCAGCTCGGCGTCCACGACCTGGCCGTCCTCCAACTGCGGCGGGTCGGGGTACTGCACCGCGAACAGCGTCTTGTTCAGGCGCTCGGCGAGAGCCGTGAGGTCGACGCGTTCCTCCTGAACTGCCTCGCTGTGGTCCAGGCCGGTGATCTCGACGGCGATGGCCGCGTCCTTGCCGTAATGGTGGCGGTGCTGTCGCTCCAGGTACCACGCGTCGGCACGCCAGTCCGGCGCTGTGCGGTCCTCGGTGACCTCCTCGACGATCTGTCCGGTCTCGGGGTCGCGGAACTTCCGTGTCGTGACCTTGGTGACGATCCCGCCGTCGGCGACCCGACGGATGTTGGCCACGGCGCGGGCTGCGGCTACGGCGCGGGCCGTGCGGACCCTTTCGAACAATGCGACATACGGGTCCTCCTCCTTGTTCGGGGCCTGCCCGTCTTCTCGCGCGGCGATCTCAGCGCGGCCGCGGGCCATCCACCGACGGTAGGTCGAGCTCGAGATGCCGGCTGCCTCGACGGCAAGCTCGACGGCGATGCCGGTACGGCACGCGGCGACGATCCGGCTCTCGACTGCTTCGGACAGCAGGGTGGGGCGCCCTCCGACGTCAGGGCGGCGCGGCTTGCGGCGGTTGGACATGGCGCGGCTCCTCAGTGGCCGGGCGTGAACGCGTGCCCGCAGGCCGGGCAAGTGGCCAGACGCGAGCGTCCTTCGTCGTCCGGCGTGAGGCCGTCGCCGCCCAGGCCGTCCGCGACGTCGTCAGGGAGGTGCAACACAGGCGCCTGGCCCTCGTTGACGGCGCCGGGCAGCGTCTCGGGATCGACCTGGCGCAGCAGGGTCTCCAGCTCGTCCTCGGGAATGGCGAGGGAGTCGAACAGCTCGGCGTCGGCCGTCACGATGTCTGCGAGGTACGCGGCGAGGGAGCGTGGCTGCCAGCCGCCGTCAGCACCGATCTTGTTGAGCTTGATGTTCAGGGCCTTGGCCTCGGCGTCGGATCGGGAGGCCCAGCCCCGCTGAACGGGCACGAGCCAGCCGCCGTCGTTGTCCAGGAGTATCCCGTCCGGGAGCGGCGTGCCGCGGGTCTGCATCTCGATCAGGGCTTCGCGGCGGCCGTGCCCGCCGAGGATGGTGCCCGTGCGCTCGTCGGCGATGGGCTGGTCGACGAAGCCATGTGTGGCGATGCTCTCGATGATCCGCTCGACCTCGTGCTTCTTGGGGTTCCCGGGGGCGGGGGCGAGGTCGGTCAGCGGAACGTAGGTGGTGTAGCGGGGGGCGGGCACGGTCTCGTTCACGGCTGTCCTTCCGGCGGTTGGGGGGGTGCCGGCGGCGGGGCGGTCTGCGAGCCCGCGGACTTCAACCGCGGCGCCCCGCCTCGCAAGCGGGGCATGCCGTCATGGCCGGGCCACTCCCGCCGCCGAACCGGTGCCGTCCTCGTTCCGGATGGGGCGTCACCGGAGCCCGACCGCCCTTGGCGACGTCACCAGGGGCAGGAGAGCCACGCGGAAGGTAATGGGCGCGGTTGGCTTGTGTCGCGGTGTCAGGCCGGTCGATGACTTCGGACGGCATCCTTCTGGGGCCACTGGAGCTGTGTGAACGCCTGCGGTCAAGACGATCGCTGTCACCTGTGTCCACAAGAAGGCCTGAGCGCCCTCATGGTTGGGCGCTCAGGTGGACCGAAAAGCGTCAGAGCCTCCGTCACGAATCGGTTCAACCAGATACCTTGCTCCGCACAGCACGCAGCACAGTCTTAGCGCTCTCGTTGCCAGGCTCCTTCTTTAGTACATACTCACAGTCTCTCAAGGCATCCTTGTACTTCCCGAGCTGATAATAGGCGGCACTGCGATTCACTCGCAGAAGGCATTCTTCCGGGTCTATCTTTACCGCTCGGTCGAAAAACGATACCGCCTCTCTGTATTTGCCCAGCCTGAAGTGACAGTACCCCATTGCGGCCCAAAGGCTTTGCCTTCCCGAATCGGTCAAGTCGCGCGGTGTAACTTCTTGGCAATCATCAAGTGCTGCTCTCCAGTCTTCCAGTAGTTGATATGCTTCAGCCCGTCCGAGAAATGCTTGAGATCTTTGCTTTCGAGTATGGCTGAGGGATAGTGCACGGTCGTAGTCCTTTATGGCATCGCTTGGCCTGTTGGACACCATTAGAGTATCTCCACGTCTAAGGTAAGCCCTACGGTAGTTTGGGTCTTGAGACAGAATTTGAGTCAGCAGCGTTACTGCTTCTGGGTGCTTCCCTGTGCGGTTGAGGGCCGATGCCTCTTCCAGCAGGGCATCAGTCGATGGCGTCTGGGTAGGCGCTTCCGAAAGTTCCGGTTCGTAGGGCCTCTGGTATCTGTAGCTGTACCAGAAGGTGCCTCTGGGGAGAGGCTCGAAGCCGTGAGAAACGGCGCTTTCGTGTATCCGGTTCAATTGCTCTTGAGCTTCTTCTCTATCCTTGCGGGAAAGTTGTTCAATGGGGGCGGAGTTGAACTTAACGAAATCTGCCGTCATGGCTTCATAGGTGCCGTCAGGGCTTTGTATTCGAGCGACGAACCGGCACTTCCAAACCCCTCCCGGCGCAGTTCCCAGTATGCTCGAAATGAAGCCTGCCCCGTAATTCATTCCCACGACGTACGCGTCAACTTCCATATACTCCATCTGTTGCGTCATTGGCTGTGCTGCACCGTCTAGCCTGTTTCCGCAATCTTGGCAGAAGCTAGCATTGGGTGAGACTTGAGAGCCGCATCGTGAGCAATACATGGCTTCTCCAGGGCACGTGCCATCGGGGCCATGACGGCTTCCATCTGCTGAAATGTTCCTCAATCAAGTCCAACGCCGCGGCTGTGCTGTTGCAACCTGAGTCAGAGCAGGAAGTGGAGTCCTGATCCAGACCACTGCATGCTCGAGGGTCCGCGGCTGGAGTGCCACGCGCACCGCTACCCCCGCCAGCGCTCAGAGCGTTCTGTGGACCCTTTGATCGGTGCCACGTCCACCCGCCGGTCAGGCGCGGATTGCGTACCGCGCCCGGACGACTCAGGCCCACCCGCGAGGTCTGATGATGCTCGAACTGGCCCCTTGGGGCGCGCTTCTGGTCTGATCCAGGGGCGGGTTCACGCTTGCATGAGTCCAGGATTCTGGGGACCCGCGCGCTTTGGCCTGCGCGCTGAGAAGTTGAGGTGCCCATCGATCGCCGCGACGACCTCGCCCTATGGTGACGCATGCTGTACTATTTTCTGTGGCCGGGAGAGCAACCCAGCCACCTGGGCCTAGGTGTCACAGATTTCGCCGATCGACGTACTACCAGGCGACGCCCTCTGCACCCCGCCCAGGACAGACCCGAATATCCCTGGGCCACGCCCAGGGTGAGAAAGGACCCCCCGTATGTCGTACGACGACGTCGACCAGACGCCGGAACCCGTCCTGTCCCTGGGCGACGCCGCGATCCTCTCGGTCTTCGCGAAGCTGTTCAAGGACCACGTCGTCCCCGCGATCGACGAAAAGATCGCCGCCGTGAAGGGTCCACTCCTCGCCGCGTACGACGACCCCGAGAGCAGCACAAAGTCCATCGACGCCAAGGTCAACGGCATCGCTGTCGCCACGCACACAGTGGCGATCTCCAAGGACAAGTACATCCTCGACGACGAGGAAGCGTTCAACGCCTTCGCAGAGGAGCACGGCGAGGTCGAGGTGATCATCCAGGCCCGGCCCGCGTTCCGCGACAAGATGCTCAAGCTCGCGAAGTACGACAAGGCCACCGGCGTCATCGTCGACAAGACCACGGGTGAGGTGATCCCCGGCATCACCCGCGTCCCCGGCGGCAAGCCCACCGGCTCTGTGTCCCTGCGCTGGAAGGGCGGCGGCCAGGAAGCGGTCTTGGAGGCGTTCCACAAGGGAGAGCTCGACAGTCTGCTGCGCGGTGTGCCCATGCTCCCCGCCGCGCCCGACCGCAGCCCCGAGCAGCAGTAGCCCACCGCACCGTCGAACGACGGCCCGGCCGCCCCTCACCGCGGCCGGGCTCCCTCCCGAAGGGCTACCGCCTTGTCCAGCACAACCGTTGACATCGCCCCGGCACTTGCCGGAGGCATATCTGACCGTGCGTTCCGCCTGTACTGCTACTTCCTCCACTACAGCCGGGGCGGCTGGGTCACCGTCCAGGAAGCTGCCGACGCGTGCAGCCTGACCAACCACCAAGCTCGTGAACCCCTCTCCGAACTGAGGGCAGAGGGCATGGTTGAGTCCCGGCGCGTCTACGAGATGGGCGCCCACGGCCGCAAGACGTGGCACACCCACTTCCGTTTGCTGCCCGAGACGGCGAACGAGGCAGCAGCGTGACCGACCGCAGCGCGGTGCGCCGCAACCGCCGCCACCACTACGTCCAGGTCGAGTCCACGACCGCCCGGGATACCCGCCTGAGCTACCGCGCGCTCGGCTTGCTCACGTACTGCCTCGACCAGTCCGACAGTTGGAATGTCCGTTCCGAACAACTCGCCCGTGGCGAGGGGCGAGAGGGACGCGACGCGGTCCGCAAGGCCCTCCACGAGCTGGCCGCTCACGGGTACTACCGACTGGAGCGACGCCGCTTCCTGGACGGCACGACTGGCATGGGTGCGGCGGTCAGTGAATACCCCGTCGAGCAGTGGGCGCAGGACTACGTCACCTTCGGCAAGAAGCTGGACATTCCCGTCGTCGAGCAGGAGGACGGGAGCTTCCGCGTCCGTTACGCCGACGGCAGCCTTGGCCCCGACGGCTTCGCCTCCAGCCCCGACGTACCCGACGCGGCGCTGAACGACGACGCGGCCGTTGACCCCGAGCCGCAGCCGAAGTCGAAGAAGAGGCCGCGCACTACCCCGCCGGCCGCGGCCCGCGCCGCCGCGAAGAATCAGGGCGGAGAGCCGACGAGCAGCGCCACAGACATGAAAGCGCAGTCCGGCGAACAGGAGGAAGCGGCCAAGGGGAAGACACCCGCGGAGGAGGTTGCCGCCTGGTACTACGACCACGCCACGCAGCACCTTGGCCCGTACGCGGGCAAGAAGAAGTCCGGCTGGTACTTCGGCCTCGTCAAGCTCAGCGAGCAGGCCCTGGACGCGCAGTACACACAGAAACAGGTGGCCAAAGCGTTCCAACGCACGGGCGTTCACTTCCCGACGGCGCACCAGTTCCAACGGGCGCTGAGTGACGAGCGGAACAACAGGCCGATGCCCGCCCAGTACGGCGGTCGGCCCGCCCCCTACAGCGACGCCGCGACCTGGGGCGTGAACGACATGGCCAGCCCTCCGCCCCAGAGCACTCCCGAAGACCACGACGACGGTGCCGAGTTCGGCATCGTCCCCGCCTGACGCCAAGGAGAACGAGCGGTGAGCACCATGGCAGCCGAGCGCTTCATCCCCGAGCGCGAGCCGAAGCGACTGTTCGAGGTCACCGACCGACTGCTTGCGGCCCTGCGACGCGGAGGGGCCGACCTCTCGCAGCTCGGCATACCTGCCCCGCCTGACGAGGGCGATGACCTCGAACTGTGGGAAGACGTGTCCGTGCCGCAGGCCAACGCCCGCGCACTCGCTTGGAAGAACAGCATGAAGGCCGCTGATCACGACGACTACCTGAAGTGGCGCTTCGCCGACCTCGACGACTACCAGCGGCCCCAGGCGCTCGGCGGCTGGCTCGACTCGCTCGTCGAGGCCAAGAGGAAGAAGGCGCGGCCCAGCACCATGCACTTCATCGTGTCGGGGAACATCGGCTCGGGAAAGACGACCGCGGTCGCCGCGCTCGGCAACGAGGCTGCGGAGCGTGGTCTGCTCGTGCGGTTCGTCCAGCACTCCACGTACCTCACCTGGCGCCGCCCCGACGGCGGCCCCGATGGGCTGAGCCGCTTCGAGATCCGTAAGCGGCACGTCGAGGACCCGGACCTGTTGATCCTCGACGAACTGTGCGGCGAGATGGACGGCGTGCAGACGGAGTTCGTCCGCCGTGAGACGACGGACCTGGTCGGTTCCCGCCTCGCGTCCGGTCGCCCCACGATGTTCTCGACGAACCTCAAGCGTGACGGCATCAAGGCCGTCCTTGGGGAACGGCTCCTCTCGCGCATCGAGGACCGGGCGTACCTGGCGAAGGTCGTCGGGCCGGACCGGCGCACTCCTCGAAAGCCGCTCGACTGGTGAACTCCAGCCCCTGAAGCGGGGGGTGGCGCGTCAGACAACGATCATGTGCAGCGAGGCAGACGCGGACGCTATATCGTTTGGGCAACCCGAGGACCGACGAGCATAGGTCCCTCGGGCAGACCCGAACGAAAGGGACGTGTCTTGCCGAAGCTGCCCACCATACGTGCCATTACCCAGGGCGAGCGGGAGCTGCGAGATTGGCACCGCAACCTGCGCATCGGAGCCGCTGCCGCAGGCTTCGGGATGATGCTCGCCTCCCTCTATCAACTCCACTGGGCAGGAACTCTTATCGGCTTCCCCGGTGTCGCTGCTGGCGCAATGGCGGTCGCCCTGGAACTGCTCCTCGCTTTCAACGCCGGTGCGGTCACCTCGATCCGGCGACGCGGCGCGGACGGCCGCGAGGGCGGCTACTACTGGTCGCTCTGGCTGATCTTCGGATTCCTGCTGTGCATCTCGATCGCCGCGAACGTGGGCCACGCAGTGGTCGCGCTCAGCGAATGGTTCAGCACGGGCGGCGCTCCGACGGTCATGGCGGACAACCAGGTCTACGTGTACGTGGTCGGCGGAGCGGTCGCCGCGATGGTGCCGCTCGGCGGCAGCTTCGGACTGCACATCTCCGGCTTCGTCCGGGCACGTGGCGCGGGATCGGACTGGGTCGACGTGGACGGGACAGGGGCGCTGCTCGACACGGCGGCTCCGCTGCCCGCTCCCCGGAAGGCATCGGCAACACCGCGCCCCGTAGCGAAGGCTCCTGCGCCGAAGCGCAAGGCGCCGGAGCAGGAGGACCAGCCGGCGCCCGCGTCGCAGGACGAGGAGCCGCAGCCGGAGAAGCATGAGCGCGAGGCCACACCGGAGATTGAACCCGTGACCGTGCTGACTGAGGAAGAGCTGTACGCCATCTACAAGGCGGCCAAGGACGCAGGCGAGGAGCACCGCTTCGGAACGCGCGGGGACTTGAACCCGACTCAACTGGGCCGCCGACTGGGGCAGAGCCCTCAGAACGGGCGGAAGAACGTCGGCCCGCGCTTCGACGCCCGCTACCGGGCGGAGAAGCAGGAAGAGCGCGGCGACGGCGTGGACCTGGATGGTCTCGAGGCCGGTAGCGATTCCGCTCAGGCATCCTGACGTCCCGCACCTACTTCGCGGCGGGCGCACCCGAGTCGGGTGCACCCGCCACTTGCATGACCGGGCCCCTACAGAACCCCCGAGATCCTCGCCCGTCTCGGTGCCGCTCGCACGTACCGCGACCTGTCTGACCTGGCCGGGCAGGCCGTTTTCGCTGCTGCGCACGGCGACGGTGGCGGGGACACCTACAACTTCTACAGCCCACCCTCGACATGACGGTCCGCGACCTGGACACCCTCCGGCGGCGCCGAAATGCCGAGGCCCGGTGGGGAGGCCACGATGCCTATGTGGCGTCACACAGATCCGCTTTCCCGACCCGCTTCACTGGTGCTTTCAGGGCAAGTGGTTCGAACCCCGGCGGCCATGCCCCGGGATGAATGGAGTCGCTCGGAGAGTACTTCTCCGGTGCGCCGCCGAAGAGATCCCGTCTCCATCTGTCTCCGCCTGAGCTGAAGAAGTCGACTGCGACCACGGATTCATAGTTTTCGTAGTCACTCAGATCAATGAGATACCGCGAGCACGGGTCTAGTGGAGCGTCGATGGGGACAATCTTGAAGGCGACCAGGTCATCGCCTGGCAGTTCAGCCTCCGAGCCGCCACGTGCGGCTATGCTGGACAAGTCCTCGTAATCTCCTTCGACGAGCGCCCAAGAGATGATCGGATCTGGCGACCTGTTCATCACGAAGAGTCTCGGATTCTTGCCATCCCACTCGTCTCGCCAGGCAGTGACTCTTGCAGCGCGCGCCCGCTCCTTGTCCTGGTTGTCTTCAGTGATGAGCGCTCGTTGATCCTGTAGCGCTTCCACGGCAGTCCAGGTCGCCACGCCGCTAATCGCGAGACCAACTGCTGCTGCAATCGCCGACACGAAGGTGCCCCACGCTGTGAGGCGGTCGGAATGCCCAATGCTGGTCCGGCGGTTAACGCGCCGTAGCGCCCGACGCGTGAGCGCTCGCCGCCCCTGACGCCCGCGCTCTCCACGAATCCCCACGATCGATGCCCCCGAAAGCTCGCTCATCGGCACAACGAGGGACTGACGGCACGGGCACGCTCCGCACGGCTGTGCACGCCGACCTCTGACCTGCTACGAGTGGATTGATTCTCAGCCCAGACACGCTAAAATAGTACAGCGAACGTCGGGGCGAGATGCTAACGCCCTGCGCGCTCCAGCATCCGGGAGAGCAACCCGGAAGACCCGAAGCGAAAGGCCCCCATTCCGTGGCTGGAATCACCGTGCCCCAGCGCACCCGTAGGAGCCGGAAGCCCACCGGCAAGCCGAACCCGCCGATCATCCTGCTCACCGGCCCCGAAAAGTCCGGCAAGAGCTACGAAGCCGCCCGCGGCTCCGGCTCCGACCTCATCGGCACGACGTACTGGATCGAGATTGGTGGCACAGAGGGAACCGCCGACTACTACGGCCGCGTGCCCGGCGCCGACTACGAGATCGTGCAGCACGACGGCTCGTACCAAGACATCCTCGACGCGATCCGGTGGGTGAACCACCAGCCCCGCGTCGACGGCAAGCCGAGCATGCTGGTCATCGACTCCATGACCTCCCTGTGGGACATGCTCAGCGACGAGATCGCCATGTACGCGCGCAACCGCGCCATCCGCAAGGCTCAGCGCAACCGCTCCCGCGTGCCCACCCTCGACGATCCGGTCGTCATCGACTCCGACCTGTGGAACCGGGCCAAGGACCGCTGGGGCGAGGTCCTGTGGCACCTGCGTCGCCACCAGGGCCCGTGCCTGCTGCTCGCCCGAACCGAGATCGTCACCGCCTTCGAGAACGACAAGCCGACCCGCAACACCACTCGGAAGGTGAAGGCGGAGAAGAACCTGCCCGCGGCCGTCGACGCGATCGTGGACCTCCACGCCATCGGCGAAGCCTGGCTCACCGGCGTGCGCAGCCTGCACATGGAGATCCAGCCCGGCGAGGCCCAGCGGTTCCACGACTTCACCGTGGACACTCTGCTGCGCCGCCTCGGCCTGCAAGACGCCGCCGAGTCCCGCTCCGCGTACGAGGTCCGTCCCGACGCCGAGCTGCACGAGCAGAACCAGCAGCCGCAGCAGTCCGCCCCGCGCGAGCCCGCAGCCCGACAGGCCCAGCCCCTGACCGGAGAGCAGGCCGCGAAGATGATCCGCGACGCCCTCATGCACCCCACGGACCCGGAGCACGCCCTGCGAGAGCTGCGGGAGGAGCACGGCCGCCGCACCCTCAAGGCCGTGAAGACGGAGACCGCATGGGGCGTGATGAGCGCCGACGAGCTGATCACGAAGTCGCTCGACCACCTCAAGACCAAGGCCGAGGAGGCGCAGGCAGACGCGAGCGGCAGCAACCCGCCCGGCGAGGGGCAGACGCAGCCGGACCAGACCGGCGACGAGGACCGGCATGATCAGCCGGACGGGACAGAGCCCGAGCCGGACGAGGAGGGCACTCCGCCGCCCCCGGACCCGGACGCCGAGCCACCCGTGACCGAGCGGCCCGAAGACGTCAGCGAGGCAGAGGAGCCGCAGAACCTTCCCCGGTCTCGGACCGCCCAGGCGAAGCGGGTCAACAGGGTGATGTCGGTTCTGCTCACCGAGGCAGAGATCCAGGCCCGCACCCTGGGCCTGTCCATGCAGGAGCATCTGGAGTCGATCTCCGACCCGAACAACGAGGGCACGCCGCCGCCGATGACCAAGCTGCGGACGCACGTCCTGGAACACCGCCCCATGGTGATTGCCCTTCTGGAGGAGCACGGCGAGCGGGAAATCGCCAACGCCTACCGCCTCGCAGGCAAGCCGGAGCTGAAGATCGCCGACATGTTCGCGCCGCTCTACACCGACCTCGCCACCGTTGGGTGACGTGAGGTGACGCTCACCGGGCGCGCCCCATCTGCCATACCGGGGGAGCGAGGCGCGCCCGCCTCATCACGTCACGTCACCTGCCGAAGGCGCGCCCGCGCGACCCAGCCACCGCACGGGCGCGCCTTCGCCATGTCCCGCGAGCGCGCACCCCTCGTCACGACCGCGCGCTTCCGGCGCGGGAACGGCGCGCCATCCGAAGCGCGCCAGGCGCGCCCCGCCCGGCGTCACCGCCGAGCGCACCCAGGGCGCGCGCTACCCGATGGGGCGCCACCCCTAGCCAGGCGCGCCCCATGAGGGCGCGCCGGCACTTAGGCAGCGCGCTACTCGGCAGGGGCGCCTCACACCCGAGGCGCGCGCCACGAGGCGGCGCGCCACCCGGTGACCTGCTGTTTTGCTAGGCGCGCCCGATCCGAAGCGCACCCAGCCACGCCCGACGCGCCTTGGCGACTCGGGCAATGGAGGCCGGGGACGAACGCGCCATGGGGGCGTGGGACGCGCCCGGACATGACGAAGGGCGCGCCCAATGCGGGCGCGCCCACGATGAGGGTGCGCGTCAGTGCGCCGAGCGGCCTTGCCCCCGGCGCGTGGCGCGCCTCTCCCTGCGCACCTCATCGCGCGCCTCCTGCGCATCCGCGCGCACCGCGTTGCGCAGCCGGGAGAACTCCTCGGGGTACTTCTCGACGAGCAGCCGCATCGCCTGGAGACGGTAGTTCGGTGCGGTCGGCATCCGGCCCCACCGCGCCACCGAATAGTTCAGGGTGTACTGCAGGAACCTCAGCTCGGCCTCCAGCCGCGAGCGGAGCTGCGAGATGCGCGCCGCGTGCGCCTTGCGCGACTCGCCCTCCACTGCGGGCAGGAACTTCTCCGGGGTGCGCATCATCTGGATGGCCAGAGCCTGTGTGCGTGGCGCCACCTCGGGTGAGCGGAACGCCAGGCCCTGGACGTAGTCGCGCCCCGAGCGCGCGGCGCCGGCGGCCTGCCGGACGAACGCCGACCACTCCTCGGCAAACGCCTCGTCGTCGAGCTGCACCAGATACTCGGCCTCGTCGAACGCGAGGTCTTCGACCGCAGCCACGATGGGCTGCCGCGCCTCCTGGAGCTGAGCGCGGAAGGTGCTGATCCGGGCCTGGTAGTCGCGCTTGGACTCCCCATCGCGACGGGGCACGACAGACTTGAACTCGCGAGCTGCGCGATCGGCCGCAGTGAGCGTCCGGCTGGCCAGATCCCGTGAGCGGAAGGCAGCCGCCTGGACCTCGCGCGGGACTCTCCGGTCAGTGCCGCCCTGTACGAAAGTGGTCCACGCCTCGAAGAACGCCTGATGCGACATCTCCGTCAGGCGCTTGACCTCTGCCGTGACCTTCTCGGCAGGTGGCTGCGCGTCGGCCATTCCTGCGGCTCCTCCTGGTGCGTAGTAGGCGATGGCCGCCTCGCAACCGAACCCACTCCGTGTGCCGGGTCATCGCAGGAGCAACCGCTCTCCGGCCCTGGGCGCTCTGCACGCGCGCAGTGGTCTCGGACCTGTTCCTCTGGCATGACCCAGGTCGAAAGGGAATTCCCCAAAGAACCGGATACCAGCAGGCCCTCAACGCAGTGAGTTCGGCGGCGAGGCGGCCACCTTCGTGCGGATGATACCCGCCGGCGCTCGGCGGACATCCACTCGCGGAGCTATCCAGCCGTTTCACCGGGCTTCGGGCTGGTCGCAGACTCGATCGCCGGGGCGACCTTGCTCGGCTTCCAGATCAGGTCGTACGTCGCCTGCGATGCGGCGAGGACGGCAGCGATCGTGGCGAAGGTGAGGGTGCCGTGCTGGAACTGCTCCCAGCCGCCGTCCACCGCGACGGTGGCCACACCCGCGACCAGGGCGAGGATGACGGCCACCACCTTCTTCACCTCCGTCGACCAGGCCGGGCGCTGAACGATCGCAGTGAGCAGTGGGAGGAGGGCGCCGACCTGGGCGCCGGTCGTGATGGAGTCGAGGGTCGACATGGGGATTCTGCCCTTCCGGTTAGGTGATGTGGCGGGCAGAGCGTGCGGGAGCCGACGGGCTTGTGTCGTGCGCTGAGCTACGCAGGGTCGTGCTGGTCGATGTCGTCGGCGATCTCATCGGGCGGCTCGGGCGCCGGGCGGTGCAGCACGTCGCGAACCAGGTCGCGCAGCTCGTGGATGTACTCGATCGCGGCGGCCTTCCAGCGGCGCCACTGGCGCTGCTCCTCTTGTAGGTGCTCGACGCGGCGCTCGAGGTCGCTGTACTTCGCTTCGAGGGACGCCATACGCTCCTGGGTCTGGTTCGCGGCCGCGCGCTGCTGCTCCAGGAGGCTGGTGAATCCGTCGGTGACGGTCTTGATCGCGGCCACCTGGGCGTCGCTGTCGTTCTTGCGTTTGGTCTGCCGATACACCAGCCACGCGCCGCCCAAGGCTCCGATCATCCCGAAGAGGGGGGTCAGTACAGGTGCCAGCGAGACGAGCCCATTCACTGGCGCTCCCTCGGTCGATCGGTCATGGGTGCGAGGGAGCCGGGACCAGTCATGGGCCCGCGGCTCCCCACGCGCCGTACAGTGCCGGGCTGCGCGCCTTGTGTCCCGTCCTCGGATCAGGCGCTGGTCAGCAGGGCGGGAGTGACGCCCGCAGTGATGTTCCATGCGTCTTTGACCGCGGTGAGGAGGTGACCGTCGGTGATCGCCTCGCACAGCGCGGCGGGCTCCTGGCTCGCGGCGGTGGCGGCCGCGGCGAGGACCGTTTCGCACGTCGCGATAACCGGGGTGAGCCCGGCGCTGGTGGCTGCTGTGAGGTCGGTGGGGTTGAGGACGGATCGGGCGAGGCTGACGCGCAGCGGGTTGCCGGGAGTCGCGGGGTCCTCATCGAGGACCTGGCGGGCGACGTACGTCCAGGCCATGCGCACCCGTGCAGCGAACGGACCGTGCAGGGCCAGAGAGTGCATGGCGGCGAAGGAGATGGCGGGCACAGCGGAGATTCCTTCCAGGGCTACTTGGTGTAGGTGACGCGGAGTTTCGGCGGGTTGGTCTGGCCGACGCCGCGGGCGATGCCGTAGTACGTCGACGAGGTCGAGTTGGGGTCCAGGGCGATGCCGCGCCATGACGTGCTGTCGAAGACTGCGGTGATGTCGACCCACTTGCCCTCGTTCCGATTCCACGAGATCGTCTGCGACTCGGAATCCGAGGAGAAGGTGGATGGGCGGGACGTGTGTTTATGGGCCTTGATCACGGCCTTGCCGCCGCTGTTCGAGTACCAGTGCTCGAAGTAGAGGTAGACCTCCGCTTTGATGATCTTGGCGCCGGACAGGTCCGTGCCGAGTGAGGACGGGAAACCGATCAGCGCGGCCTGGGTGCCGTTCGTCGAGCTGTAGTAGCCCTGGACGCACCGGTTGCCGTAGTAGGAGTTGTACGAGCCGCGGTTGGCGTAGGAGCCGGACCAGGACGCCGAGTAGGTCTTGGTGTACTTCTGCTCCGGGGGCGTGGTTGTGCCGCCGCCCGTGTTGTAGCCGCCCGTCTCGGGAATCCGGGGGCCGATGTCCTCGACGTAATACTTGCCGAGGCTCGTGCTGGAGCCGGAGAGCGTGACCGTCTGGCCCGAGGGCTGGTAGGCGTTGACGAACGTGATGAGCGTGCGGTGCAGCCCCGCGCCGAGATCCGAGCCGGGCACGATGTGCTCCAGCCGGACCGTGAAGGAGTTGCCCAACGGCATTTGATGGACAGCGAGGTGGAGCTGTTTGCTCGTGATGGTTGGAGACGCGGTGCCGCCGTCGCGGAGTCGGATCTGCAGCTCGCCGCCTGCGACGGAGGGGTTCGCACGGGCCTCGAATACGAAGCGGTACATGCGGGTCGCGTCGGCCTCGAAGTCCAGTTCGACGAACCCCATCTCGCTGCCGGAGCAGGTGACGGTGCTGGCCTGGTAGTCGATCGCGAGGATGCCGCGCGGGAGCTGGTTGAGGTATTCGGTCCAGTCGCTGCCGCCGACGGTGAAGGTGTCGGCAACGGCCAGGCTCTGGAATCCGGCGTTGCCCTCTTCGTCGATCGTGGCGACCGGCGTGCCGGCCGTGGACAGCGTCAGGTAGTTGGGGCGGCCGGTCACCAGGGCGACTGCTTCCTGTCCGGCGTCGTCGTACAGAAGCAGACCCTGCGGCGACAACTCGGCCCGAGCCCCGGCGAACCCGGAAGCCAGCACCACGCGGCACACCGCGTTGTCGAAGGTGACCGTGCCCGCGGTGGACTCGTTGGTGGAGATGGTGACGCGGGCCGTCACCGTGCCAGCGGGCGCGGCCTCGTCGGGCACGCCCTGGATGCGCTGCCACCCACCACGGGTCACGTTGCCTTCGCCAGTGGTCACGGTGCTGTAGCCGAGGAGTCCGCCGGTCGCGTCCTCCCAGCGGGCGTACACGCTGACCCGGCGTCCGGCCCAGTCGTCGGAGGCGAAGTAGTCGACGCCGAGGAACATCTTCTGGCCCGGTACGGCGGGTGCCAGGGCGAGGACGAGGGTGCGGGTGACGGCTGTCGTGGCGGTCGCGTCGACACGGACGGCGCGCGGGGTGTTGTTGCCCGGCGTGACGACGCTCCAGTAGGGCGACCCGGCCACCCGCGCGTCGGTGACGGCGTTCTCAAAAGACGGGTCGGCGATCAGGTTGCCGTCGGTGCCGAGTGCGAGCCGGTCGGCGGTGAGACTGCCGGCCTTGATGTGGGTGGCGTCGATGCTGCCCACAAGGATCTTGGTGGCGGTCACGGCGTTCGCGGCCAGCTTGTCAGAGGTCACGGACAAGGCGGCGAGTTTGTCCGCCGTGATCGCGAGAGCTGCGATCTTCTCCGCGGTGACGCCGAGCGCGACGATCTTCTCGGCGGTCACCGAGTTCACGGCCAGTTCGTTGGCGCTGATCGACCCGGCCACGACCATGCCGGCCGCAACGACGGTACGGGCCTCGACGTTGTCGAACCACACTCGCCCGGTGGAGGCTTCAGACGCCTCGACGCGCAGGGACGCGCCGACGGTTCCGGCGGGAGCCTTCACCTGGGCGGTGGCGCGAGCCCACGAACCGCCGAGCACATGCGGCGCGGACGCGACGCCGTATCCGAGGACCTTGCCGTCAGCGTCGTCGTAGCGCAGGTAGAGCTTCGCTGCCGAGCCGTTGTAGTCGGCGGACACCTTGAAGTCGAAGGCGAGGAAGTGACGTTCGCCGGGGAGCACCTTCAGGTAGGCCAGTTGGAGGCTGCGCCAGTCCCTGACCGTGTTCGTGCTGTCGACGGACAGGGCCGTCGGGCTGTTGTTGCCGGGCGTGGTGAGGGTCCACTCCGGACGCTCCGCGATGAGCTGCGCAGTCTGCGGCCCCTCGAACGACGGGTCCGGGGCGAGGTTTCCAGCACCGAGGGCGAGTTGGTCGGCGCCGATCGCGCCGAGCTTGACCTTGGCCGCCGACACGGCCTGTTCGGCGAGTTTGGTCTCGTCGATGATCCCGTCGATCAGGTCCTTCGGCACAGCCTGCCGAGGCGTGCCCTGGACGGCAGCCGAAGGCGGACCCGTGATGGACGCAGTGTTCTGCGCGACGAGCCGCACCCACACTGGGTCGTATCCCTCGACCGCCACGGTGACAGTGCCGCCGAGCACTGCGGTGATCGTCGCGGTAAGAGTGGTCACATCGGGGGTGAAGTCCTCGGCGGCGCCGAGGTGAACCTGTATCAGGGAGAAGTCAGTGGGTGTGTCGTAGGAGTCGTCCCATTGGCCGTCCCAGCCGACGACGAGTCCGGCGAGTACCGGCTCGATCGTGGGCGGCATGGGCGTCGGGGGCGGGTCCGTGTTGACCGGAACGAGTGCGACGCCGCCGTCGGGCTGTACGCCGACGCTGCCCTTGAGGTTCCCGTCGGCGTCGTAGATGTCCATGGCGCCGCCCTCGATGGAGGTGTGGGCGGCCTGGGTGGAGCGTTCGAGGGCCTTGAGGCGGCGGTCGTAGTCGTCCAGGAGGGCAGCGAACCGCCGGGCATCCCCTTGCGAGTCCAGGAAGTTGACCATGGCGCGGGATGCTGCGCGGAGCCCGTGCTTTGCGTCGCGTGCTCAGTAGTGGAAGGAGTCCGAGCGCTTCAGGGTGAGGACCACGGTGCCGTCCGCGCTGATCTCGTCGGAGACGATCCGGTGCCACACGTCGACGTCGCCGACCCACGGGACGTGGACCTGGACGCGTATGTCGTCGCCGAGTTGCCAGGAGCCGAGCCGCGCGTTGGGGTGGTCGATGATCTGGATAGCGGGGATCTGAAGTGCCTGCGTTCGGCCGGCAAGTTCTTGCTGCCCGCGGGTGCTCAGGGACTTGGCCGAGGAGAGCGTCTTGTCGGTGACCGTCGCGACGCGCCGCAACCGCCCGTCGTACCGGTGGACCTGGGCGCGCGCCATCTTGCGGCCTTCACCCTTGCCGAGGACCACGACCTCGTTGGCGTAGTCGTCGCCCATCCCCTCCGGCTTGGCAATGGCGATCAGGTTCTCGCCGTCGGCGAACCGCAGGTCAGTGCGCTTGCGGCCGAGGCGTGGTGTGCCGAGGCGGAGCCGGTGCTCGATGGTGTTGCCCGAGCCTGACCAGGCGTGTGTCTCGATCCAGTCGAACGGCGTGGTGGACGTCAGGGTGTCGAGGGTCTGGCCGCAGTCCGGGTTGTCCCACCAGGCCAGCTCCCAGGGGTTCTTGCCGTCGCTGGTACCGAGGAGTTCGCCGAGCTTATGGGTGTCGATCTTCAGGCCGATGTTCCCGTACGGCTTGCCCTGGACGTGAGCCCAGATCTTGCGGAACGCGTCGTACACGTCGATCCGCGGGCCGCCGTACGGCTTCGGCGGGTCCGGCACGCGCTGCTTCCCCTTCTTCCCGTCGACCCAGCCGTCATGGTTCTTGTCTTTTCCGGCATAGGGGTCTCGCGGGGTGATGAGGGCTCCGGAGATCATGTAGTCCTCGTACGGGATGCCCTGCGGGTAGCAGGAGAAGCCCTCGCACTGGATGCTCGCCTGCGGTCCGTCGTACGACGTCTTCGTGACGATGCCGCCCCACCGGATCACACCGTCGATCTCCAGGTAGAGCTTGGTGTTCCAATCCTGCAAGACCGGCTTCTTGTCCGGGCCGAGCATCCGCGCGTATTCGGGCTCGATCGTGCCTGCCATCGCGCCGGGGCCGGAGAGGTCGCGCTTGGGATTGCTGTTGAGCGCGAACGGGACTTCCCAGTCCAGGATCTCTTCGGGCAGGGCGCGCTGTGCGATGAACCGCCACCCGGCCGGCATCAGATCTCTTCCTCGTCGGGGGCCTCGACGAATTCGACGTCGGCGACGATCGACGTGGAGCCGTCCACGGACAGGTCACCCGTCTCGATCTTCGACATGTACGTCTGGAGGTAGAGCCGCTGAGTGGTGCCGCGCAGTGAGCTGCCGATGCTCATGTTGTCGGCGATCACCACGGTCTGGCGCCGGGTCTGGTTCCCCGTGTCGTCGTCGATCACGGTGTTCTGGCCCTGGATCGTGCCGAACACGTTCTGCATCGAGGCGAAGACGTCAGCCTTCGTCATGCGCAGCCCCGCGATGGTGGTGATGATCTTCAGGCGTGTGGCCCATGTCGGCACGTCGATGTCCCAACGTGCGGGTTCCCCAGGCCAGTTGTGCCACTTGTTGTCGGAGTACGTGAGCGTTGACAAGGAGGAGGGGAACGCGGTGTAGATCCGGCGGTCCCGGCGGGGAGCGACCATCGAGCGCAGGTCCTTGATCATGGCCTGGGTGATGGTCGTGGTGTTCGCCGGGATGTCGATGCGGGCGAGCGCGATGGCGGAGTCCGAGCCTCGGACCTGTCGCACGCTCGTTGTGGTCTTCGAGACGCCGCTGATCACGCGGGTGTAGACGTACGGGCCAGTCTTCGGATCGGACGGGTTGGGCCAGGTCTCGCCGTAGCTGTAGGGGTTTTCCACGCGGGCGACGATCAGGTCCGAGCGGGCGGAGACACCGGTCGCGGCGATCGGAACCTGGTCGGCGACGGGCAGGCGGGCGGCGTACGCCTGGTAGTTGCCGCCCTGAGCGCGGTTGATGATGGCGCACGCCCCGGTGCGGATCTGCACGGCAGCCGCCGGGGTGCTGAGCGCTTTCACCTGAAGGTCCGCCGAGCCGACCACGCCCTCCGCACCGCCGAACGCGGCGTACGCCAGGAGCCTGGCGACCTCCGAACTGTGCTCCGCGCCGCCTTCCGTGAACCACGGAACCGAGTCCCACGCCATGCCGTTTCCTCCACTGGTTTCTAGGCGAACCGGCGAGGAGTTTTGAGCTGGCGAATCGCTTGTGTCGCGTACTGACAGGCTGCGGGCCACGCCTTGGTGAGAATCTCCGGTCTTCAATGCCTTGAGCGGGCAGCCAACCGCGGACGCCGTCGGGGGCGTGGCGTTCACGGCCTGACGCTCTTGCAGCGAACCACGGCAGGCCCGATGCTCAGGCGATGTCCAACCTTGAAGCGGTAGTCGCGCTGATCAGCGGCCTTGGTGGTGCAAGTATTGGGGCCGTTGGCGCCATGTTGGTGCAACGCTCGGCCAGTAAGCAGCAGGTTGCCGCAGCCGAACGAGCAAGAGCGACGGCTGTGATGCAGGCAAAGCGGGACAGAGATGAACAGAGTAGGGCCATGGCAGCAGAAGCGCTCGGGGCCGCGCGGGCAACCGCAAGGCTGTGGCTCCTTCTGGTTGAACGAACCGCACAAGACTTCCAAGACGGCCGCACCCTCAATGCGGAGGCGCTCGATTCAGAATTGGATCAGCTGCAGCGGGATTTTGTCAGCGCGATTTACCGCGCTGGGAGTTTTAGACGGGGTGACGTCGGCACCGCTTCCCCGCCAGCCCTGGGAATCCTATATCGCCCCTACGTCGAGAAATTCGCGCAAGCCGCTGCACCAGCCAGGGTGGAGATCCTTTCGATGTCATCAGGGACTGCATCGTCAAGTACTGTGCAAGCCATGGTTCTTCAAGTTAGGTCCACACAACAGATGATCAACGCGCTGTTGATCAAGCACATCGAGGACCTGAATCGAGAACCAATGTCGCTGGCTCTTCACGGTCCGTCCACTCCCTATAGGTAGGCGTACGCGTCGCGCCAGGCGACCGTCATGTACGCGGTACCGGTGTTGTCCGTACCGCGCAGCACGAAGTCCTGTCGGCCGACGGGCAACCGCATGTCCTCGAGACGCGGCGTGCCGCGGTAGAGGAGCCCGGCCACCGACGCGCTGCCGTTGTGCAGCACCGTCCTGGCCCACGGCCGGGTGTCGATGGTGACGCGCTCCCCGACGCCGAGGGTGAGGTTGAGGGATGCCCTCCAGCGGCCGACGACTTCGCATACGGGCTGGGTGATCGGCCCCCAGAACGTGATGACAGGCCAAGTCGCTTTGGTTCCCCGCACGGTGACGTCCCCGGCGACCTTGCCGCTGCTCTCGCCGGTCATCGTCAGTGGCGTCGTCAGGGGGCCGACGAGACCTCGGTGCGGCGGGGGCTGAATGTCCACGCGGACGCTCTGCTCGACGTCGTCGTACGCGGTGTCGTCGACGCAGGCGAAGTTGGCCACTACGGGCGTGTAGCCCTGCCGGGTCAGCTTCGATGCGGCGGGCGCCCACTTGCGGGGGCGGCCGTAGAAGCGGCGGGCCCGGCCGCCCTGCGTCGTGGAGAGCACCGCGGGGGTGGCGAAGCGCAGGCGCAGCGCCTCGGCATCCCACGCTTGCCCGAACACGGACAGGCGGTCCAGGGCGGCGCCGTGCCTGCCCTGCTGTGTGAGCGCGTCGTCGACGGCGTCGACACCGACCTCTAACGTGATGGTCGCCGCGGCCTTGAAGTCCTGCCCGAATCGAATGCCGTCGGCGCGCGGCAGTGGAGTGTCCCCGGTATCTGGGTCGCCGTACGCGATCTCGTACGGCTCCAGCAGGTAGTAGCCGGAGCGGATCGTGCCGAACGTGAACGAAGCGCCGGGGTGTACGCCGTTGGCGCTGTACGACAGTTTCCATTCGCCCTCAGCCAGCGACATGGGCACCTCCCCGGCGTATGCGGCGCAGCTCGAACATCGCGTCGTTCAGGGCCTCTCCTGGGGTCATGGGACGGCTGGTCATCGTGAGGTTGAGGTCTCCGCCGACGAGGGCGGGGCTGACGGCTTGTGGAGCAGAGGCTCGCGGGGCGGCCGCGCGGGTGCCGCGGTTGATGGCCACGGCGCCGTCGGCGTACTGGCGCAGAGCCCCGTTGGCCCAGGCAACGACGCCGCCGAACTCGCGCACGACTTGCTCGACGATCTGCTTGGACCTGGTCCGCTTCGACGCGCCCAGGGGCACATAGGCTTCGCCGCCGGTCTCTGGCTCCGCCCACAGTCGCCACTCGCCGGGGCGGGCGATCTGCGCAACGTGCCGCTCGGCTCCGGCGGCGAACGCCTTGATGCGGTTGCCGGCGCGCCGGATGCCGCCGTTGGCGAAGCGGACGATGCCGCCGTCAGCGTGCTCGGAGACGTACGGCTTGCCCCTGGTCGTGTACTCGACAGTGACGCGCACGGTCTTGCCCGTCAGGCTGTTGATCTTCCGCTGAATGGCTTGGACGTTGGAGTTCGCCGTGCCGGTGGGCGCGGTGATCTCGACCTTCTTGCCCTTGAGTTCCTTGACCTTGAAACCCAGGTCCTTGATCATCTGCTGCGCCGTCTTCGTCGGCGCTTCCATCTTCAGCTTCTTGCCGGGCGGAAGGGCGGCGACCTTGTCGCGGATCGCGGTCAGGTCGCCAGTCGCCTTCTTGATGATGGCGTTGACCGTGACGTTCTTCCGGTTCGGCGCGTTCGCGATATCCGCGGCGAGGGTGGCGATGTCGACGCGCGCACCCTTCGTCGGGGCGGTGATCTTGACGTTCTTGCCGCCGGGCAGGGTCTGCACCTTGAACCCGAGGAGTTCGAGCTGCTTGCGCGCGTCGGCGGTCGGCGCCTTGACGGTGATCGACTTCCCGTTGCCGAGGCCGTCGAGCTTGCCGCGCAGTCCGAGGATCTGGGCTGTGGACTCCGGGATGCCCTTGGTCGTCATCAACGTGGTGACGGTGTCCGGGATGAACCCCATCTGGTCGGCGAGGGCCTTCGCCTGCTCCTTGGGGATGCCCATGTCGATCGCGAGCTGGATCGCCTTCGCGCGCGCCCGCTCCATCGCGCCCTGACCCTTGTCCATCGCTTCAGACATGGGCATCAGGCCCTGCTCCGCGGCTTCCTGCGCCTTGGTGGCGACGCCGAGCATCGAGTCCCGCAGTTCCGTGAGCTGGCTGTTGAGTGTCTGGCCGTTGCGTGAGGCGGTGTTCACCAGGCCGTCGCTGTCGACGAGGGCCTTGCCCCAGCCCTCGGCCCGGTCGATGTTGCCCTTCATCGTGTCGTCGATCTGCAACATCACGGAGTTGAGCTGCGCGGTCGTGTCGTGGAAGGACTGCGTGTTGCCGTTGAGGGCGTCGAGCGCGCGCTTGAGGTTGTCGACTCGGTCGTCGGCGCTCTTGGTCTTGTCGCTGAAGCCCTGCACGGCGGCTTGAAGGCGGTCGTACGCCGATGTGCCCGTTGTGCCGCTGCCGTTGATGGCGGTGGCGAGTTCCTTCTGCTTCTTCTGGCTAGCTTCCAGCTCGCCGCGGATGCTCTTGAGCGCGTCGGCGGCGCGAATCGCAGGCAAGCCGATTTCGTCGGAGTAGACGTAAGAGCCGCCCGCGGCGGTGGACAACCAAACCTTGTTCGACTCGGCGGTTGCCTCCAGTTCCTTCTGGAGCTTTTCCAGGGAAGTGCCTTGGCCGAGGTAGGCGTTCGTCAGCTCGCCGAGGTCGACCTTGGCCTTCCTCATCATGTCGACCAACTTGCCCTTGCCGTCTGCAAGTTCGGTGTCCTGCAAGAGCTGAGCGGCCTGGGCCCTGACGTTCGCGTCGATCGCGCCGCCGGAGTCGGCGAGGGCCTGCGAGAGCTGGTCGATCCGGTCCTGGTGGGCCTTGGCGGCGCGGGCCGCCTCTTCCTGCCGGGACGCCAGCAGACCAAGCCCGATCGTGACACCTGCCATGGCGATGCCGAGCGGACCGCCGAGCGCGGAGACCATGCCGCCCATCGCGCTGGACGCGACCCGGTTCGCTGCTCCGAGGCCCCGCAGGGTGCCAGACAGGCGGCTGCCTTCGGAGGAGGCGGTGCGGTAGGCGCCGCCCATGCGCTGCCACATGGTGGCCTGCGGGCCGATCACTCCGGGGGCGAGCGTTCCCCGCATCACCGTGCCCAGCGACGTCGCCGAGCGGGTGGCCGTGGCCACGGAGGTGCCGAAGCCGCGCAGCATCGTCGAGACGCCGCTGATCACCTTCAGCGCGAGCATCGTGCCGAGGAGCATGGCCAGCGCAGTGTTGGCGCCGGGGATCACGCTCATGATCGAGTTAAAGGCGTGCAGCAGGCCGTTGAAGGTGACCAGGAGTACGCCGAGCCCGCTGCCGGCCGCCGACAGGTTGCCGATCGCGGTGGCCAGGTTGGAGACGAGGCTGATCAGCGCGGGACCGATCGAGTGCCCGATGGCATTGAAGAACGTGCCGAGCGCCGGCATCAGCTCGGTCCTGATCTGCCGGATCAGGTCGGTGATGCCGTTGTCTTTCGCGGCCCGGCCAAGGCCGCGAAAGAAGTCCCCGGCGAGGCGGTTCAACTCATGGAACGTCGGCGCCGCGTCGGAGAAGAACTGCTTCATCGACGCCTGGCCCTTGGCCGAGTTCGCCCATCGGTTGAACCGGGTCATGGTGCCCTCAAGGCCGTCCAGGAGGGCGTTGCCGGTGTCCTTGGCGGCCTTGCCGACGCCCCCGAGCCCCTTGATCAGGTCAACGGAGGAGCGGCCGAGCTGCTTGGCCTTGTTCCCGGCTTCGTCGAGGAACCGGGCGAGGGAGCCGGTCTCGCGCCCGGCCTGGACCGAGGCGCGCATCCATCGCGTGACACCTTCGGCGCCGCGGCTGACCCGTTCGACAAAAGGGCCGGAGGCCGCCAGGAAGTCGAGGCTCGCGTGCCCGAGGTTGGCGAGCCCATCGGTCATGTGACCGATGGCTGTGCTGTTGGTGGCCGCGATCTTCTTGAAGTCCTGGCGGAACGGGCCGCTCTGCATGAACTGAGCGCCGCGCTTGGCCAGGTTGCCCATCTGGCCTGCGGTGTCACCGAGGGAGTCCCGCAGCAGGGGCAGCACTGCGCCCGAGAGCGGCTTGATCTCGTCCGCAACCTGGGAGAAGAAACGTTCCTGCACGGACTGGCGCATCTTGCGCCACGCTCCGCTCAGGGAGGCGACCGTGGTGACGGACTTGCGGGCGGAAGTGGACAGTCCGTCGAGTGATTGCTTGAGAGCATCCTGCTGGGCTTTGGTTAGCTTGGCGCCGTTGGCGGCCTGTCGCTGCGCCTTGAGGGTCTGCTTCAGAGCCTCGCCGAACCCGCCGAAGGCCACCTTCGTGCCGATCGCCGCGGTGCCGGCCGCGGTGATCAGGCCGGGTATCGCGCCGAGGACGCCGACCGCCGGGGCGGCGGCGGAGACGAGCGCGGTGAGCCCGGCGCCGTACTGGGTGAGCGCGGCGACAGCGGGTTGGGCGAGGGAAAGCAGAGAGCCGATGCCGAGCATCCGCATCGGCCCGCGGCCGCGCGGGAGCCGCATCCGCACCGGCACGCTGACCGGGGTGCGATCGGCTTCGCCCTGCGCGCCGCGGATCAGATCGCGGACACCGGAGAGCAGGCCCCCGCTGCGGCTGTGGCTGTCCGAGTCGCCGTCGGGGCGGACAGGCACGCGGACATCCGTCCCGGCGATGCGGCGCGCGATGCCGTCCAGCTCCGTGCGGAGCCGCTGGTCGTCGACCTTGATCTTGACCTTGGCGCTGACGCCCTTCGACGCCTCCTTGACGGCGGCTTCGAGCTTCTTGCGCAGGTTCTTGTCGTCGACCTTGACCTTGACCTTGACGGCCAGGCCCTCGGCAGCCGCCTCGACCTTCGTGCGCAGCTCGCGCGCGAAGTTGGCGAGGTCGGCGACGACCGGCACGTCCAGGCGGCCAGCCTGAAGGCCCTCAGCCACTGCGGACCATTCCTCTCTGCATCGCGGCCGCGAGCATCTGCCGGTGCCCCGTGAGCTTGGGGGCGGGCTGCGGCTGCGACCGCGCGCCGGTCCGCTCGGGAGCGGCTTCGGCGGGGTTGAACGGGCGAGGGATGGACGTTGGCTCGTCACGTCGCCGGTCGGCGGCCAGGATGCTGACCTCTTCGATCAGCTGCGCCAGGAGTTCCGTCTCCTTGGTCCACCCGTTGATCTGGGCGGACTGGACGCGGGAGTCCTCAGGGAGGCCGTCGACCAGGACGATCAGACGCCTCAGTCCGAGGAAGCCGGGCTCTCCTGGCTGTCGCCAGACTCCTCGGGCATCGAGCCCGTGGTATCGGCTGAGGTCGGACTCGACGTCTCCCCATCGCTCCTGGAGGAGTCGCCCAGTCCGAAGGACTTTCCCAGGTCAACGCCGTAGACCTTGATCAGGCCAGTGGTGAGGCGGACGTACGCGGGCAGGGAGGGGCGCAGCGTCTTGAACCGCTCGTACTCCTCGTTGCCGAGAAGGATGCGGTGCACCTCGTATATGGCCTCGACGAACTGGCGCGGGAGGTGAGGGCGCTTGAAGATCAGGTCGATGACGACGGTGGCGGTCGGGTTCTCGCTCGCGTTGATGACGTCGCGGAGCAGGCCGACCAGGTCCAGGTCGTCGGAGAGTAGGGGGTCCAGGGTCTCGGCGGGCAGTTCGGACGGGTAGATGAACTGCTCGCCCCGGTACTTCACCGGGATGCCGTGGGGGTGGCGGACCTCGCGGCGTTCGGCGGCGTCGAGGTCGATTGCGAAGGACATGCGGGGCGGGCCTCTCGTGTGCGGGCTGAGTCGCGGAGTGCGACAGCGCGCGGACACTGACAAGCGGGTGCGGTCTGTGTCGCGCGCTGCCGCGACGAGAGGTCAGCCGCCCGCCGGCGGCGCGGGCGGAGCGAAGCTGGGGTCGTTCGTGATCACGTACCAGGCGTCGGAGTCGTCACCGCCCTGCACCGCCAGTCGCAGCGGCAGCACGGCTTCCTTCGTCTTGGCCAACTCGGTGTTGACGCCCTCCATCTGCATGGTGCGCGGCACCATGTACCGGTAGCTCTTGCCGCCATCGATCACCTCGATGCACGCGGCGATCTCGGTACGGCCGCCGATCCGGGGCGGCGTGAACTTGTAGTGCTTCTTGGTGTCCGCTGCCGTGATCTCGGTGATGTCGCCGCCGCCGTACACGGCGCGGAAGTTCTCGCCGGACCACTGCTGAAGGTCGACCTCGATCGTCGAGGCGTCCTGGGTCTGGAAGGTCCGGGTCGGGTACGAGGACTGCGCGGAGCGAACTTGCTCGAAGTTCGGCTCGTTGTTGAACTTCAGGCTGTCCTCGGTGGTGAGGCCAACGGCTCGCCACTCGGCGGGCATCGCAACGGTGGCGTCGGCGGGCGCGGTGGTGCCGACCTCTGCGAGCCACACGCGGGTGAGCGAAGGGATGACGATCTGGGTGTTGTTGGCGGTCTCGCCTGCCATGACGGGCTTCTCCCTGGGGGTCCGGTGATCGGGCCCCGGCACAGTGGGGAGAGCGGTGGGTTAACGTCGCGTGCTGACCGGCGGAGCTATGGCGCTTCCCACAGGGTCCGCGAGACGTGCTCAGTGCCGGTGGGAGTGCGAGGCCGCGAGGCGCAGTGCCAGCCACCCCGCGGCGGGCGCCGCGCGATGACCCGCCATCCGGCGCCGCGCAGGCTCGCTCCGGACTCGCCGTCCTGCGTGTAGGTGATCAGCCGGGCGTAGCCGAGCGCCTGCGCCGCACGCCAGCAGGCCCCGTACAGAAGGCTGTTGGCGTTTCGGACCCCGTCGGTCGCGGTGCGGGTGACCTCCAGCGTCTCGCCGTCGTCGAGGTGCCGGGCGACGGGCCGACCGACGATCGCGACGGCCCGCAGCACCCCGTGCTGGTCGGCGGCACCGACGGTGAAGACGGCGCCGGGCGGAGGCTTGTGGTGGCGGTGCCACTGGGCGACGAAGTCCTTCGCCTGCTTCTGCCGCAGAGGGACCAGGTGCAGGCGCACCCTGCTGTCGGCGCTCACGAGCCCGCCTACGGGTGCAGGGTGACCAGCAGGCCGATGAGCCAGCGGGGCTGGCCATCGACGAGCGGGGACCACAAGAGTGCGCCGGACGGGCGGACGCCACTGATCACCGGCTGTCCGAGGGCATGCGGGGCGTCGGGCAGTTCGGTCGCCGCCGCGGCACAGGCGAGGATGATCCGCCGCAGCTCGGCTTGCCCTGGCCAGCCTCCGGGGTCGCCGTACACCTCCAGGGTCACCTCCGGCTCGGTTCCCCACGTCAGGCTGCGCAAGTCACCGCCGGGTCCGTGGCTGATCCGCAGGTGCGGCCACGGACCCTCGGCAACGCCGGACACACGGCCGGGGCCACCCAGGGCCTCGGCCACGCTGGGGTGCTTCTGTAGCCAGGGGAGGACAGCCGAAACCGGATCGGCGTCGGCGATGCTGTACGCCGCGGTCATCAGGTTCGGGCGACGTAGCCGGACAGGCGCAGGCGGCGAGCGTAGTCGGCTGGCACTCGGATCTTGGCGCCGGGTAGGTGGTCGGTGCCGTTGATGCACAGGTGGTTGGAGAGCGTGATGGTCTCCAACCCGGTGCCTGCGGCGTTGCTGGCGCGAGCGGGCTTGGCCTCGTCGGCTGGAGCGTCAGGTGTGGCGGTCTTGGTGAGGTTCTTGACGGTCATGCCGCGCACTGTGGAGGGCAGGGCCTGCTTGCGTCGCGTGCACTCGCTGTGGGGCAAATGGCTAACAAGCAGCCTAGGGACTCCGTGTCAGGAGCCCAGTCCGCCCGGCGGTGGATCGGCCGTCTACACCAGATACAGCAACTGGCCTATTTCACCTACGCGTTTACTAGGTCAAAATGGGATCAGACGGTCTGGCACCTTGACGCCTCCGGATAGGATGCCGATGGCGGAAAAGGCGCACGCCACCGCCATGTTATCCGCAGCCGTTAAGGCGTCACACCGTCTGACCTGCGAAAACGCCATTTTGTATATGTTCGTGACCCCTCCACTGTGGTCGTTGTGCCGGAACGCCGGCACCTCAGACCGGGAGGGACAACGAATGAGTGGCAAGAAGCGCACCCCTGCCAACGGCCAGAGGGCCGCATGGCGAGAGATCCCCTGGGAGTGGCGCCGTCCTCGGCCTCTGGAGATCACCGGGCTCCTTACAGCCATCCCTCTCGTAGCGGTGGTCGCCGGATATGTTCCCGAGGGTCCGGCCACGCTCAGCACAGCTGCTGCATTCACTGTGAATAGTCTGGCCACGTTCGTTGCGCGGTGCGTGCGACGCACCCGCAGCTGAACCTGGCCGCCCGCACATCGTTGTTGACGCCCTCTATGCGGGGGCGTCAACGGCGGGCAGCCACTATGGCGGCGGCACGGGACATGAAGTGGGTGCCGTCGGCGACGAGACCGCCGGGGTACACGGTGCCGACTTCTGCGTCGACGACCATCGGGGCACGAGCCGTGACCGTCACGGTGACCTTCTTGCCGTTGATGATCGGCTGGCCGGTGCTGATGTTCCGGGCGATGCCATCCGGGTCGATCGTCGAGGTGCAGCGGCAGTTCTTCAGGTTCGCGACGGCCCGGGACGACCCGTCCCGGGGGCGGAGCATGTACGTGCTCGGGCCGACCCCGCGGTGCTTGCGGTCCCAATCCATGGAGTTGATCGTGAACCGCAGGTTGCCGGGTACGACTTGGCCCTGCGCGCGGACGTGGGTGGGGCGGACCTCGTCGTCGGCGACCGTGACCCACCGCTTCGTGGGTGGGGCGAGCCGCTTGGCCTCGATCTCCACCTGGTGTGCGATGCGCTGGACATGCGGGGAGATCATCCGCGCGAGCAGCGACTCAAGTGCGGGGTTCGGGGTGAACTTCGCCAACTCAGGGAACCTCCGGAGGGTTTCGGGTGCCGGCGGCCTGGACGTAGTCGACTGCCGGACAGCCGGGGACCTGGTGGAGGCGGGCAGTGGTGATGGTCCACTTCATCCCGGTCTCGTCGCCGACGACATCGCCGGACTCCACCGGCCAGGCCGCCGGGTCCAGGCGCAGAGACCAGGTGTCGTCCGGCTGCTCCAGCGCCGAGCCGGGCCAGGTCCCGCGCGGCTCCGGCTGCTGATTCGGGTCCGGCGGTACCGGGACGCCATTCGCGTCTCGGGCCCACGGGTGCTCGAGCGCGTACAGCGTCAGCATCCGGGTGGCCAGGACTACGGCCACGGCATTCAGCCCCTCCCTGGAGTGACGAGGGCCTGCCGAATGCCCGTGGTTACCGCGGTGATGTACGTCGAGAACGCGTCCGTGGTGTTCTTCCTGTTCGCGCGGCTCATGTCGCCGCCCTCGAAGAACGCCGTGCGTTGCGCGTTGGTGAGTTCGAGCTGCACGCCCATGCGGCGGGTGCCCTTGTTCGCGATGTTCGCCGGGTCGTTCCCGTTGAGGTCTTCGGCTGCCACGCTGACGGCGAAGCCTGCAGTGGCCAGGGCCTCGCCGATCTGGTCGCGCAGGTTGTAGTCGAGGCCACCGAGGTACGTCATGGCGGAGGTGCCGGCCGCGCCGTGCCACGACACGATGTGGCTCGCGGCTTTCGCCATCGCCAGGCCCTGTGGCTCGTCGAACCGCGTCGACGTGATGTGCAACTCCGCGTTGGTTCCTGCCTCTTTGAAGCCGTCGAGGGTGTAGAAGTCGTGGACGTCGCCTGCGGCTGCGTCGGCGAGTTCAGTGGTGCCTTGCTCGATCCCTCCGCCGTGGATCGCGATGTGCAGCAGGCTGGAGAACGCGGAGGTGCGCCACGTCCGCTGGTAGTGGATGCCCTCGATCTGGCCGCTCGCCAGTTCCGCGTACGACTGGTACAGGTCGCCCATGGGGCCCGTTCCTCCTCGGGTCAGTGCCAGCGCCGCGTGCGGCTGGACGAGTACGGCCAGGGGGCGCGCGGTGGGCGGGACAGGGGCTGGAACACGAGGCGGCGTAGCCGGTTGAGGCTGTTGATCGTGGGGAGGGCGCCTGCTTGCCCGGTGGTGGGGGCGGAGTCGTAGGAGATGGACTGGCCTTCGGCGCTGACCGAGGAGACTCGGCGGCCGGGTCCGGTGGTCTGGTCGGGGCGCTGTCGTACGGACTCGGCGGCGTGCGCGACGACGTACCGCACCACCGTCTCCTCTTTGGCGGCGTTGAGCCCCACAAGGAGGTCCACGTCGTACGTGCCGTCATCGTTGGCCCGGTAGGAGACCACTTCGGCGATGTCGTCTAGGTCGAGGGGCCAGGTGTCTACGTCGTCGAGCGCGTCTGTCCAGCGGGGCGTGAGGCCGCGCAGGGTGGTCGCGGTCGGCACCAGGGAGCGGTTGAGGTAAGCGGCGACGTCGGCCTGAGCGTTACGGATCTCCTGCTCGTAGGTGCTGCGCTGGGCGGAGGTGAGCGGCAGTGGGACGCCCAGGGCGTCGGCGACCGCTTCGGCCGACCCGACCAGCCCCTGGTCGGTGGGCAGGTCGAGGCGCACCGATGTGTCTGTGACGGGCTGGGCGGCCGAGTTCGGGGTGAAGGTGACTGCACCCCAGTACCGGCCTGGCGGGACGGTCGGCAGATCGAACCGGTACACCCCGGGGTGGAGTCGGGCGGCGGGTGCGGCCGACGCGACCACCGGCCCGTCGCGCTCGGGCGTGGCGTACAGGTCGAGGCGTGTCACCTCGCCGCCGGCGGGGGCCGGGTCGTAGTGCGCCCCGGCCCGCATGGGCTTGTGGTCGTAGACCGACACCCCTGTCTCCCTTACTGGTTGTCGGTGCGCGCGGCCTGCGCGATGAGGCGTTCACGGATGCGGGCCGCGATGCCCTCGGACACCACCGCTCCCTTGGGCTGGAGGAGCCGGGTGACGGGGTTGCGGTGCGGGCCGAGGAACGTGCGCTCCACCAATCGGACCGTGCACTGGAGGGTCGAGCCGAACGGGGTGAGCGGCACGAACACCTCGTCGAGGTTGGCGGGCGGCTGCCCGGTTGCGTCGTCGAGGATGACGTCAGCCAAGTTCTCCTCGTCGGGGATGACCTCGGTCGGCGTGACGTACGGGCTCGGCGCCGGGGGCTCGGGGGCCGCGTCGACGCGCGGCGGCTCCAGCGGGGCGGCCTCCGGCGCCGCGGGAGCGGAGTCGGCTTCGGCTGCCCTGCTCTCGGGGGCGGTTGCTTCGGCTGGGGTCTCCTCGGCGACCACCTTCGCGGCGGTTTTCCGGGCGCGGGTAGTGCTGGCCATGCGTGGCTCCTCAAGCGGTGTCGGTCCAATCGCGCGCAGCCTGCACAAGGGGATCGGCTTGTGTCGCGCGGTGCTTGGGCAACAGCGCAGGGGCCCACACACCAGGTGAGCCCCCGTCACTCCGGTCAGCCCCCGGTCGGAGCCTCGTATGTGAAGCCGTTGGCCTTGGAGACCGTGCCGCTTTCGCCGGCGAGTTCGACGGTGACGGGCCCGTCCTCGCCCGCAGGCGCCTTCACTGTCAGCTCACCCGCCGAGCGGATGCGGAGGTCGGTGCCGGCACTCCCGCCGAAGCTGACCGCGGAGATCCCGTCGAGGTTGCCGCCCTTGATCGTGACCGTGGTGCCGCCTGCTGCCGGGCCCTTGACGGGGGTGATGCTGATGATGGTCGCGGCGGTGAACAGGCGATCGATGGCGGAGCGCAGGACGATCGTCCCGGCCGGGTAGAACAGAAAGCGCTTGGAGCCTTCCGGCTGCCCGTCGCCGCGCCCGTACGGCTCAGAGATATAGACGTCTTCGCTGACCCGAACAGGCGGATCGTCGAGTGCGGCCGCGGGGAACGCCGCCTTTGTGATGCGGGTGCCATCCTGGCGATAGAGACCCATGGTGCCCTTCCTGCGAATCTGGTGGTCGGCGAAGGATGCGTCGCGGCGCAGGCTTGGGTCTCGTCCTGGGCGCTCGGGTGCCCACTTGCGTGGTGGCACGGACGTGCCACCACCGCTAAGCCGGCATTACGGCATGATCACCAGCCATGGACCTTCAAGGCATAGGCGCCATCACTTCCGCCGCCGTCGCCCTCGTCGGCATCCCCGCGGCCGTCCTCGTCGGCCGCTGGAACGCTCGCGCCATCCGCGAACAGGCAGACGCCGCCTTGACCGCGGCGCAGGACCAGGCGCGCACCAATCACGAGCAGTGGCGCCGTCAGTTGCGCCGCGACGCGTACGCAGACTTCCTGAGAGCCGCTGGGGAGGTCATACGAATCGATATACATAACCGTCAACGGAGCTTCAGCACCGACGACATCGACAGGTCGCTAGACACCCTGCGATCGGCCCTCGACGTCATCATGCTCGAAGGCCCTGACGAACTCGCGATCCTGGCTGCTCGGGTACACAACAGCCTCCGCTCCCTGGCCAACTACGCCATTAATCAGGCCCCCTACGAGCAGGCCCAGCGCATTCTCCATACCGCCATGGCTGACGAAAGCCCTGAACAGGTCGCGGACCCGTCGTCTCCGCTGAATCGTGCCAGAACAGCCCAGGCGGCCCTAGAGGAACTGAGCAATGCTGCATCCTGGTACGGGGCCGACGAGGAACCTTTCGAGAATTCCCGTCGCCGCGCTCACGACATCCTGTGCGCTTCCGGCCTGTTCACACCAGACCAGCGGGAAGCGCTCCTATACCGCATTTCAGGCCGCGCGTTGCTCCTAGCTGCGATGACGCAGGGAGAAGAGGACAACGAGGCGAACCCGCACGTGATCGCCTGGCGCAGGTGGCAGCACTTCATTTCAGGGGAGTACGTAGACCTGGAACCGGTCGTTTGGCGCGACTGGCAGCGGTTCGTTTCAGCGGCCAATGCAGTCTTGGACGGCCGCCCCATACCGGACGACTGACTCGGCGACGACGATAGACCCAAGTGAGTAGGCGCCGCATGCGGTTGCGGCGCCTACCTAGCCAATGCGTCCTGTTCAGCCGGTCGGCTGGGTCCACGTCCCGATCACGAAGCTCTCGGGCCTCGGTACCTCCAAGGCAACGCGCTCATCTGCTCGGAAAGTGATCAGGCCCTTCTCGAAGTTGTCCGCGTTTTCGGAGGACACGGTGACGCTGACGTTCTCCCTGTCGTGGAGCTGGGCACCCAGGCCGAAAGCGCCGACGAGGAAGTTGTCATCCGCCATGGCCGTGGTTTCGACGACGTTCAGGCGCCAGACTTGCTTCTTGGCGCCGACTGCGATCTGCAGGGCGACGCGGAACGCGCCGGTCTTGTCCTCCTCAACCTCGACGTGCTCCCACATCGTCGGGGACAAGACGATGCCGGTCGGGTCGTACTCCGCGAGCAGCGCCTTGGTGATCGAGCGGCGGATCTGGACGCTGTACTGGTCGGTGTTCAACCCCGTGTACTGCTGTACGCCAGGGGTGTTGAAGATGCCGGTAAGGCTCTGGCCGTCACCGACGGAGTGTAGGAGGTCCCAGTCTTCCTGGTACTTGACCCCTTCGATCATCCGGGTGTTGATGAAGGTCTTCAGGCGCGGCTCGTCGCTGAGGATGTTCTTGTGCGCGTCGAGCAGGTGCGCGATCTCGCTCACCGGGTACATCACCGGGACGAGCGAGAGCTTCGAGCGGGGCGCACGGCCCCAGGTGTCGGTGTCCGCGCCGGTCGCCGGGCTGGTGCCGTCGGCTCCGTAACGTTCCTTCACCTGCTTGGCGTTATTGGTCCAGCCGGTCTCTCGGGCGCCGTAGAGCACGGCCTGCTTCGTGGAGGACTTCGGGAACAGATCGCGGATGTGGAACTTCCTGTACTCACGCTCCGCGATCCCGAGGTTCTGCGCAGAACCGAGCGTCTGGTGCGTGACCGTGCCCGCCGACAGGGAGAAGATGGACTTCCCCTCCATTTCGGCGCGGACGTACGGGCGGTCTCGGAACCCGGCCTGGGCGGCGTTCTTGTACGCGTCGGACTCGACGAACAGGTCACCGAGGCTCTTGCCCTCCATGGGGCCCTGCGGCTTCTGCCCGTAGTGCTGGCCTGCGGCGGGTACGGAGTCGGGCTCGGCGAGGTACTGCTTGACCTGGCTCATGCCCTCGGCGTCAGCAATGAGCTGCTTGAGCTCCATTGCTTCGGCAGACACCTTCTTGAAGGCGGCGGCCTGCTCTGTACTGACGACGAAGCCGCCGTTGTCCTCGACCTTGAAGGTCTGCGAGATCCGCTCGGCTTCGGCGGACTTCTCTGCGAGCTGGGCCTTGAGGCTCCTGACCAGACCCTTGTTCTCCGAGATGACGGGGGTGCTCACGGTGTGCTCTCTCCACGTGCTGGGTGCGGTTGACATGCGTCGCTCGCCCGGCCAGCACCGGGACGACCCGACAACGCGGGGCATTTGAGTGAGCGGGGGTGGTTAACGTCGCGTGCTGCCATTCCCCACCTGTCAAGGGAAGGCAGCACACGGACTCTGACCTGCTGTTTTGTTGTGGATAGCGGGATGGTGGGCGCGGGGGTGACCTGCGGGAGTAGTAGGGCTGAGTCGCGGGGTTACCCCTGGATCGCGGCCAGTTGGGCCTTCACCTCGTTGGCGTCGAGTCGGACGGTGTCCGCGTCATCCGCGTCGTCGTCAGGTTCGTCGCCCGTGTTTCCGGAGGGCGCAGGGTCGTGGGGCTCGTCGTACGGGTCGTCGTCCCACAGGTCGATGCCGCTGCCTGCCATCAGGGACGGCGCGGCCGTGGGCTGTTCCTGGTTGTCCTCTTCGTCGGGGCATATGTCGAGGCCCTTGGAAGAGATCGCGGCGAGGAGTTCGCCGACGGTTGCGCGCACGGGCTCAAGCTGTTCGGCATCGTCGGCGGCGTGTATGCGGGTGGTGGCGTCGGCGAGTGCGCGCATGGTCGGCTGGACGACGCGGCTGTCCATGGTTTCGCTGCTGTCCGCCTCGCGTGCCGGCCCCTGATCGGGAATGACGACGGTGGTCAGTTCGACGGGCTGTGGTGTGCTGAGGGATATCTCCGGGCCCGTGCTGTCGTACGGCACGGCATAGTTGATGGGATCGGCGCCGTCCTGGTGGACGGAGACGATGACGCGGTCCGGGTAGGTCGCCTCGACGCACGTCCAGGTGCCGTCCTCGGCGGCGAGCAGGCGGCGGACGGCTGCGCCGACGCGGTCTCGGATCTCCTCGTATGACGCGGGCAACGGCTGGATCGGCGACACGGTGGCTCCTGGGGTGATGCGGGACTTGGCTTCGAGGACGGCGGCGCGAGCGCTCTTGCTCTCGGCGGCGTGGGTGGCGGGGTAGATACCGGTGGCGTCGTGGTGCCGCAGGTTGCAGTAGCCCTTGGCCTTGTCGGGGCTCATGTAGCGTCCGGCCATGGCCACGCAGCGGTCGAAGTCCCCGGCTGTGCCCCAGGCGATCTGGGCGGCGCCCTCGCCGTGCGTGTACCAGTGGCGGAGGTGTTCGGCGTTGCCGCGGTCTTTGTCGAGGCCGCCTGCGGCCTTCGCTTCGAGGACGGCGGCGCGGGCGGTCTTCGCCTCGACGCTGGCCCGCATTCCGTGATCGTTCGTGCCCGATAGGGCGAGTCCGGTCGTAGGGACCGGTTCGTCAGCAGCGGCCGGACCGGTGAGTCGGATGGGGGTGGCGTCCGGGCCGCGCACGACGTGCACGGTGTCGAAGGCGACGGGGATGGAGGGCACAGCTGGAAGATCGGTGGGCAGGTCATAGCCGAGGGTGATGTGCGGGGTGAACCCGTGGTCGGTGCGCAGCGCTGCGGCGAGAGGCGACACGGCGAGCGCACCTACGATCCTTTCGCGGAGTTCGCTCAAGCCGGGCACGTCCGCGGGCACAAACATCGGCTCACCGTCCCCGGTGTCGGGGAAGCGGCCGATGCCGCCGATATTCCCGGTGAGCGGAGCGGCGCCGTCGAGCGCGGCGGCCACGATCCCGGCGAGATCGTCGGGGTGGCCGGGGAGCTGATCGGCGTCGCCGAGGTAGGCCAGGGTGATGTGCAGGTCGCGTGGGTCGGTGCCGTCGCGGTAGGCGATCTTCGCGGCGATGCCGGCGGGGAGGTAGAGCGCGACCATGACGCCGCGGCCGACCTGCTCTTCGGCGGCCTCGATATCGATGCGGCCGCTGGACGCGGTGGTCTTGTGCTCCAGCTCGGCGGAGCCTGGGTCGGCCTTGACCTCCAGCGAGCGGGTCATGGGATGCGCGCCGTGCAGGACTGGAGAGACCTCGTACAGGTCGAGCTTGTGGATCACGCGGACGCCGTCGGAGCGCTTCGTGGCGCCGCTCGGCGGGACGCGGTAGCCGATGGAGAACTGGGCCTCGTCGTGCTCGTGCCACTGCCGCACCTGCTCGTAGACGTCGCGCCCCTTCGACGTGCGCAGGTTGAACGCGATGGTCGCGACGAGCGCCCCGGCCTCGGCGGGCCAGTTCGGTATGTCGCCGAACCGGGAGTCGCTGGGCTGCCACTCGGCGATGTCGAGGACGACGCCTACGGGCTCTTTCCACTCGTGGTGCCAGACGGTCTTGACGGGTCTGGTCGCCAGGGTGTGGGCAAACGCACCGGGGACGATGAGGTCCGAGACTTCATCGACGACGCCGGTGACAGCGAAGATCGCCCTGCAAATGCCCTTGCGGGACGCAGGGGCTCGGGGAGTTGGGGCGGTCGGCACGGCGAGGAACCTCCGGCGGGTGGACAGTTGGCCGCCGGGACCGTGCCGTGCTCGCCCGCTTACTGTCCTCCGCTGACCTCTGCCTTGGGGTTCTTCGCCTCGTCGGCCGTGCGCGCCGCAATCCACCCCTGGGTCCAGTAGCGGGCCCCGAACTGCTGCTCCTGGTCGGCGCTGTACTGGTCGTAGGGGCAGGCGTCGGAGGGGTCTCCCGCCGCGAACGCGGCCTTGCCCTCCTTGAGCAGCGCCAGATACCCCTGGCGGTTCAGCTCCACCGGTACCGCTCCTAACTCTGCTTCGGCGGGAACAATGGGTCTTGTCCGCCGTGTTCGGCTGAGGCGTTCCCACCGCCATCGCCGTTGGCCTGGCTGTGGGTGCGGGTCATCTGGGCGTCGTCGACGTCGATGGCCCACACGTCCGGGTCCACGTACTTCCACACCTGGCCAGTGGGGTCACGAACCCACCCAGTCAGTGTGCCGTCCGGAGCTTGATCGAGCCACGCCTCTTCACCGTTGGCGCCCTTGTAGGCGGCGAACGCGTCGGCTGGGTCGGTCTCGTCACCCTCGTCGTACATGTCACCCGACCACGGTCTAGCGTCGTCCTCCGGGCCGGGCGCCGGATCGGCGGATTCGTCCTCCAGGGGCGCAGCGGCGGCGACGGGCGTGGGGCCCGTCTCGTCCGAGGGCTCTGCCTCGGGCACCTCCTCGTCGGCCGAGTCCGGGGCGTCTTCAGCGGGAGCGGTCGCGGAGTCGGCGCTCGGTGCGGCTACGTCCGCGTCAGCACTGCCCCCAGGAGGGGCGTCCTGCTCCTGGTCCTTGTCTTCGTCCCCGAACGGCTTGCTGCCCTTGGGAAGTGCCTTGATGGCGAATCCGTATCTGGTCACCGGCGGAGCATGGACGCGCGACCGCGCTTGTGTCTCGGCCGCACTAGTCCTATCCCAGTCCAGCTCGTCCGCCACTGTCAGCCGCCGATGACCCGACCAGCGACACGGGGCGGTCAGCCGCGCCTGTCTCTCGTCGGGGGCTGCGGTTAAAAACACTCCGCCAGCGTGCGCGTCAAACTACGATGATCGAGTGATAGATGATGGCCCGGCGTACAAACTCCTCTTGCATAGAGCGGTGAAGCGCTTCGAACTTGACCTGCGGGAGTGGCCTTGGCCGCCTACGCGCGCCAGTGACGACTGGGTTACGTACTGGCGAGTCCGTTTTGAGGACACGCTTTTCCGGGTTGGCCTCGGCGTGCGAAAGCTAATTGAGGCCGCGAAGCTTTCCGTTGAAGTTCAAGAACGCCCCATTGACGTCACGTTCTTGCCTATTCGCAAAGATTTCTTTCCTGGCGCTATAGATCAACATCACATCGAGAAGTTCTACGATACCGAGGCGGCGCGCCCCGATCGGCTGCCTGTCCTGCTTCTCTGTCACGCGATCGTCCACTCGTACGTTCTCGTTCCCCGCTTCGACGCGTCGGCGCACACGGGGTTGCGGCTACAAGACTTCTACCTGGCTTCGGACCGCGGGCGGAAGAAGGGTGTCTACCTTGTGGACTGGCGCACTTTCGTCGATGAATTGGTGCGTCCTGTGACATCGGACGACGTCATTGGGCTTCTCATGCGTCGATTGCCTAACGGGGAGGAGCTTAGAATTCCGACTTCATCCCCGGATGAGTCCATTGAATCGCTAGACCGTTTGGTGGATCTTTACGGCAGCCTGTCGCAGGGAAACGCCAAATCTGTTGATAAGTTCATGAAGGAGTGGCGAGAGGCTTATGGCCTGCCACCCGATTCAGAAACGACGGCTTGATGCAAGCTCGGGTCCATCATGCCTCGGGCGTCTGCGCCTGCCGAGGTACTCCTGCTCCCTTTTTAATGACGTCGGTGTATCGATGCAGCACTGCGAGTACGGCCTCTTCGTCGTCTCCAGCCACTACACGCAGCGGGCCCGTCGGCGTCAGCGGGATCGATTGGCCCGTGTGCAGCTCGATGAGCGCGGCCGCGCGGGCGGAGCCGACCACCGGCCGGTCCGCGTCTCCAGTGACCTGCACTTGGTAGGCGGACCCGTCGTCGAACCGACCGGTGACGGTGTACGGCATCACATCTCCTTCATCGGGTGGCGAGCAGACCGAGGAGGAACGACCTCAAGTCGTCGTCCAGGTACCAGTCGCCAGTGAACATCGCTTGCAGGGACCGGGCGAGGCTGTCACCCGTGTCCGGCCGCGTCTGCTGCTGATCCAAGAGTCGTCCCAAGGCGGTGCGGTCGAGGGTGCGCGCGCCGGGGCGGCCATTGTGCGTCCGCGTGAACCAGAACACCGACTGCGCCGCGTCGAGGTCCGGCACGTGTCCGGCCAGGTGTTGCGCCAAGGCGTGAGCGGCCGTGCCGACCCCTGCGTCACCAAGGTCGGCGACGGTGGCGCGACGCGCGTCGGGCTCGTAGCGGCCGGTATCGCCGTCGACGGCGGTGAGCCGGCGTCCGTCCGGGAAGGCGAGCCAGTCCCTGGGCATGTGACGCTGCACGTCGCGGATGGCGCGCTCAGCGTCCGGCGTGCTGTCCGGGCCGAACACAATGCCCGTGTTGCCCTGGGGACCGAGGTCGCGGACGTCGGCCAGGGCCGCCGCGACGGCGTCGGGCACCGCGGCGGCGTACCGGCTGCGCAGTTCCTCCCACTCGCGGCGGGCGGTAGTGGCCTCCATGCGGGCTGCGGCGATCTCCACGTCGACGTCCGGGTCCTGGACCGTGCTGCTGCCGCGTGCGGCCTGGAGGTTGAGCAGGCGACGCTCCGTGGCGGCCACGTAGTCGTCCGCGTGCTGGAGCGCGCCGTGCGGGTCGCGGCCGAAGTCGTCACCGAGCGCAGCGGCCAGACGGCGGGTCACGTCCTGGTCGACGTCGGCGCCAGCGGCGCGCAGTGCGGCCATGTGCCGCAGCGCCGTGAGGCCCGGTCCGCCGTCGGAGGCACGGTCCGGCACCCAGCGGGTGTCGCTGGAGCGGCCGGGGAGCCTGCCCGCGGCGAGCTGCGCCCACGTCGTGGGCCTCCACCGGGAGACGCGGCGGGAAGCCTGACCGAAGCGGCCCTGCTCGGGCAGGAGGCCCACCCACTGGGACACCCGCGCGGCCAGCGACTCGCCTTCAACGTCCAGGAGATCGAGCACAGCGTTCAGCTGTGCCAGGCGGCGAGCCTCCGGCCAGTCACGTACCCGGCGCACCAGGCGGCGCAGGAACGACCGCAGCCTGGAGATCCGGTCACGGCTGTCGCGCCACAGCTCGGCGATCTTCCGGGCGGCGGCCTTTACCAGCTCGATGAGGCGACGGCCCATACGCCCGAGCAGGGCGAGGAGGCCGGGCTGCCGACCGGTGTCCGGGTCGGCTGCGGCGGAGCGGCGGACGATCCGCTGGGCAGTGGCCTGCCTCGTGGCGTCAAGCTGCCTCGTCAGGAGTCGGGTGAGCGCCTCGAGGTCGGCCGGGTCGACCCCGGCCTCTTCGAGCTGGCGCAGCAGCGCGGTCACCGCGTCGTCGACATGCTTGACAGCGTCGGCAGCTCCGTCGCCTTCCGCCACAGTGCGGTTGCGCGGCGCGGACGCGGTGCTGGCACGCCGAGTGATGGACGGAGCGTCGATCTGCTCGGGGATGAGCCGCAGGAGACCGGCCGCACGCTGAGCCAAGTCCTCGTTCGGCTCGCCGGGGAGGGGTTCGAGGTCGTTGATGGTGCGCAGTGCGGCCCGGACCGTCCGCTCGTGCGCCTTCTCGCGGGCCCGGCGGAGGGCCTGCTGAACGGCGGCGCGGTCGCGACCGGTGATGCCCGCGGCGTTCAGGGCGGCGTTCGCGTCCTGGCGGGCGGTGTTCCGGGCGTCTTGCAGGGACTCGGGATTCAGGCGCTGGGCGATCTGCTCGCGCAGTGCGTGGATGTCGCCGGGTGGTTCGGTCCCGGCAACGGCCTCGTCGATGATGCGCATGGCCACCGTGCGGCTGTGGTCGGCGACGATCTGGCGCCGTACCGAGGCCAGTGGCGGGTTGGGGTCGCGCGGGGCGGGCTCCGGGTCCAGTGCGGTGTCGGCGTCCGGGGCGGCCTCGGGGAGCTGCCACACGGGCATAGCTGCGTGGACGATGCGGCGCTTCCACTGCCGGTTCTCGTCCTCCAGGAGCAGGCTGCGCACCCCGCCGGGGCCTTCCTCCACATCGATGACGCGGTAGACGTGGACAGCGTCGCCGCGGCGCTCGTCGGGCATGGCGATGAAGTCGCCTTCGCTGATCTGCGCGGCGTTGGACGGGCGCGGACGGCTGAGCCATTCCGGTGCGGGGCGGCCGGCGGCGCGGTCGAGGTGGTCGGCGGCACGGAGCGCGGCCCGTCCCTCGGTGGTAGCCGAGTCAGCGTTCGCCCGCAGTTGAGCGGCGAGCGCGGCCGCCTGGTCCGGGGTAACGGGAAGGTCGGCGCCGAGCCGGGCGGCGGCCTGCTGGGCGTGGGGGTCGTCCTCGGGGCTGCTGCCGTTGTCGGCGATAGCGTCGCGGTCGGCCGGGGTGAGGTCCGGGTCGACGGTGGGGCCGATGACGGGGTCGACGGCGGGCAACGGCTCGTGAACTGTCAGGTCGTCGTCGGTGGCTGGTGCATCGTCCGGGCCAAGGTCCGGGGCAGCGCCGTTAGGCCCTTCGGCCTTGTGGACGACGGCCGTGGAGTCCATGTCGATGCTGCCGGTCTCGGCCGTGGTGGTGTCGACATAGTCGAGGGTGACGCGGTCACCGTCACGGCTGGTGTCCAGGATCTCCACGGTGGTCGGGGTGCCATCGAGGTCAAGAACGATGATGTCGCCCTTGGTGATCTCGTCAGCAGTCGGCTCGCTGAGGCCGGTGACGGGGGCGGTCTGGGGGGTGTCATCGCGGACTTCGCCGACGACGCGGAGACCTGCGGCGTCGCGGGTGACGGTTCCCTCGGACGTGGTGATCGTGATGCGGTCGCCGTCGGCCTCGTCGACCGGGCCGAGGAGTGCACCGTTCTCGTCGGAGACGACGTGGCCGGGCCGGAGCCGCTGACCAGTGGAGGTCCAGCCAGCGAGGCGGCGGTCGGCGGTGTCGTCCACCGTGAGGGAGGTGGGCGCAACGCCGTTGTCGGTGTCGCCGTTGGTCCACCGCACGGAGACGGTGGTGTCGGTGACGCCAGTGACTGTGCCGTCGCGGTCGCCGCCGGTGACGTGGCTGCCGGGGAACAGGCCACGGCCGTGGGAGTCGTTGGCGATGCTGTCGGGCAGGCCGCCGGTCATGACGTCACCCTGGGCGCCACTCGCCGGAGTACCGGGCGCTGCGGTTTCCGGGGCCTCGGCGCGGGCTGCGCTGGCGTTGAGCGGGGTGTAGACGGTGCCGCGGCCGCCGGTGCGGCCGTCCGGGGTCTCGCCGATCGTCGTACGCCACATGTCCTCGGTGCGCCCGCGGCGGGTCACGGTGACGCGCTCCGGGGTGTCGAGGACGTATCCGGCGCGGGTCACCCTGCGGCCCCGCCGGGTCGTGCCGTCGATGCGCGCCACGTCGCGGGGCTGGAGCTGGTCGACGCTGCCCCAGTGCGCGGGCTGCCCGCCGATGGGCTCGGGCTCAGGGCGGGGATCGGGCTCGGCCGTGGACTCGTCGGTGCTCTCCGGCGTTTGCGTAGGCTCCGGCTGGGGCCGGGGACCCGGGGCCGGACCGGCGTCCAGGGTGGGCGCGTCGTCGCCGCTGGTGCGCGCGAACTCCGAGTCGTCGCGGCTCGGCTCGGGGATGGTCTCGGCGTCAGGGGTGGCGTCACCAGGGCGGGTGTCCGGGACGGTTGTGGTGCCGTCGGCCGGGGACTGCTGGTCTCCCACGGTCGTGCGCGGCTCGGAGTTGTCGCCGGAGGCGGTCGGCTCCCGTGCGTCGCTGGGGGCCGTGTCGAGCACAGCGGGGGCCGCGTCCGGCTCGTCGCCGGGCGCGTCAGGGACCTGGTGCTCGTTGTCCTGGCCGAACCCGGCGCGCAGCCGCTCCGCCCAGAAGGACCGCCGCTCAAGGTCCTTCAGCGCGTCGCGGTCTTGCCGCTTGCCCTGGGCCGCGGACAGGGTTTCGCGCAGCCACTGGAACTCGTCACGGATGTGCTCAAGGTCCTGTGCGAGGTTTCCGCTCGGCGACTCCTTCGAGCGGAACGACTCGACGAGGTGCACAAGTTGGTCGTAGCGCTCCTTGACCGCGGGGTCGTTGCTGAGGCTGCCGGGGAGTTCCGGCAGCTCCGGGTTGCGGCCTGCGAGGTGCACCTTGACCGTGTCCCAGATGTCCTTGTTGGGGTTCGTGGCATTGGCGGGATTGCGTTCGGCCCGCACGACCAGGTTGGCGACGGCCAAGTCCCGGTTGGCCGAACGGCTGTTGTGGTCGTGGTTGATCGTGAGCAGGGGCGTCGCGTCCCACATCGGCTCGCGGTCGTCAGCGTTGCGGTTCACGTTTCGCACGGTGCCGATCCGGCGGCCGTCCAACCACACGTCGAACGTGCCATCGTCGGCAGCCGGGCGGAGTTCAGCGCGTGCGGCGAGGGCGCGCACCTGGTCGGCTCCGCCGAAGCGGCGGTTGGCTTCCTCCTCGGCTTCCGGAGTCAGGGTGAACGACGGCAGGTCGATGTCGTCGATGGAGAGCGCCAGGGCGGTGTTGTCCGTGTCGGGCGTGGCCGGGGTGGAGGCCGCGGCGCGCCGTTGCTCCTCCTCGTACTGCTGGCGCTCGATCTTCTCGTCCGCGCGGCGGCGCTGCTTGTACTGGTTGTAAGTCAGGCGCCCGCCGTTGTTGTCGAACCACTCGATGAGTTCATCGCTGGCGTAGTCCCGCCACCGGCCGAACCGGGACAGGGAGCCGCCGGAGAACAAGTCGCGCTCGCTCACGGGCGGCAGGCTGCGGCTCGCACGGCTGAAGAAGTAGCCGTTGGTGGCGTCGACCGCGGCCGAGTAGCGGGCCTCGTCGACGTCCTGGAACTCGCGCTGCAGGCGCTCCTCGCGGGTCTGCGGGCGACGGGTGACGTCCGTGGCGCCGAAGCCCAGAGCCGCGTCCATCGCCTCACCGCGGCGCCGGACCTCCTCGGCGTCGGCGGCCGGCGTGGTCGGGATGGCGTCCCGCACACGCTGCTCGGCGGAGTCACGCCGGTCCATCTCCTCGGCGACGCGCATCTGGTCGGCGTCGGAGAGCCCTTGGCCCCATGCGTCGGCGAGGTCGTCGTCGCTCAGACCGGTCAGGTCCTCCGGGAGCGTGGCGGCGGGCTTGGGCTGCGTAGCGGTGTCGCCCTGCTCATCGCCGTCCTGGAACAGGTCACGTGTCGCGCGCAGCGCCTCGGGCAGCGTGCGACCCTGGCGGTCGCGCCACTGGGCAATGACATCCGGGGTGAGCGGCTGGTGCCAGTCGATCGCCTGCCCGCTCGCGTCGGGGGTGAACTCAAACAGGTCGGCGAGGTCGCGGGCGTCGTCGGGAGTGCGCGCCGTGAGCGTGATCTTGCCGAGGCGGCCACCGTTGTGGGTCTGCGCGAACTGCCAGCGCCGCATCCCGTCCGGAGCGGTGTCGTCGGTCCAAGTGACCAGACCGCCGCCGGAGGACAGAGTGAGCGTCGGGTTACCGGCGAGCTGTGTGAGGAACGCGCGCCGCTCGGGGGTGTTCTCGTCGGCGGTCAGCCGGTCGCCGCGGCGCCACGCGTCGCGGAGGTCGGCCACGGTGCGCGGACGCGTACGGTCGGGCTCGCCGCCGTCGCCGTCTGTGCCGCCGCTGTTGGCCGCTGGGATGTTCGGAGGATGCGGCAGGTCGAGCCGGGGCAGGCCGGGGCCGTCCGGTCCGCCGCCACCGTTGCCGCCACGGTCACCACGGCGACGGCGACGGTGCCGACGACGCTCACGGTCGTCTTCGTTCTCCTGAGCGTCGGACTCACCGGCGTCCGCGTTGTTGTCGGCGTTGTCCCGGTCGGTGCCTAGGGCCTTGGGGTCGCCGTCGGCGCCCTCGGGTGCCCCGTCCGGTGCGGCGCCGTCCGCGTCCGCGTCCCGGTCGCGGCGGTGACGCTGCTCGTCGTCCTCGTCCTCCGACTGCTCCGCGTCGTCGTTCTGCGGCTGCTCCTCGTCGTCCTGCTGGTCGGGCGCGGCCTCGCGGTCGGGCTGGTCGGGCGTGTTGTTGCTGCCGAGGCCGGTGGCCGGCTGCTCGTCGAGGTCGTCGTCGATCTCCTCGTCCGGGTGCCGCAGCCGGAGCTCTGCGTCGCGGCTGTAGAACCGCTCCTCACCGTCTTCGATGACGATGCGCACGCGGCCTCGTCCGGTGCGCTGGGGCGGCTCGGCAACAGTGTGGGTGCGGCCGTCCGCGTCGGTATAACGGTCACCCTGCGCCAGGTCCTCGGGGTTGCGCATCTGGACGGGGCGGAGACGGCTGGTGTCGCGGCCCTCGTGGTCGGCGAACATGTCCGGGGTGCCAGAGGCGTCGTCCGGCTGGTCGAGCGGGTTGTTCGGGTCGGCGACGGCAGGGGCCTGCGGCTCCGGCTCACCGATGTCGAAGAGGCCGCCCTCCGGCTGCTCGGGCTCGGGCTTCTTCGGCTCTGGCTTCGGCGGGCGACCGGCGCGGCGGTCCGTCTCCGCCTCCAGAACAGCCATGCGGGTGCGGTCGGCGCCGGTCAGCTCGCCGTCGGCCATCTCCCGCTCCATCAGGGCCACGATCTCGTCGGCGATCTCCTGATCGGTCATGGCCGACGGCGCCTTGGTGCCCTCGGGACGAATGGCGTCGAGCTGCTGGTCGATCTCGTCGCGGTCGAGGGTGACCGTGTTGTCCGGGGACTCCGCCGTGTTGTCGTCCTCGGCGGCCGCGGTCTCGTCGTCGCTGTCGGCCTGGTCAATCGGGGCATCCGGCTGCGGCACATCGTCCGCGCGCCCCGGTGCCGGCTGGTCGGTGTCGTCGTTCTCCGAAGCGTCGTCACCCGGCGCGGCCGGGGCCGCAGTGAGGTCTCGGCGCTCGCCGCCGTCGCCCTCGTCTGCCGTATCCGGTCCGTCGACGGTGTCCTCCGCGCCGGTGCCGTTGTCACCTTCCGGACGGAGCTGCCCCAGGGTCTGGGAGACTTCCTCGGCCGAGAGGCGGACGTGATCCTGCTGCTCCGGGGCATCCGGCCTCTCGGGCTGCTCCGGCTTCTCGGTCCGCTCGGGCTCGGGGAACTTCTCGTCAAAGTTGTCCAGGGTCAGGACGGCGGCGCCGACGGCCGCCTGGAGCGGGATACGGGCTTGGTGTCTCTCCTCGACGATCTGACGGCGCTGGGCCTTGGTTAGCTTCTTGTCGACTTCGTTCTCGTCGATCTCGGGCAGCTTGTCGAGGTCGGCGATCCGGCCGACGATGTCGTCCAGCAGGTTCGCGCGGGCCCGCGCGTGCTCGATCTGCGGGGTGAGGTCGGCGGCTGCCTGGGCGGACTGCAAGAGGGCTATTTGCTCGTCGAGTTCGGGCAGCCGCGCACGGTCGGCTTGCTGGAGGGCGGGCGCCTTCTCCAGGGCGTTGGTGAGCCGGGTGATCATGCCGGACCCGGCACCCCGCTTTTTCAGGTCGTCCGGGCCTCGCTCGAAGTCGGAGCGCGCCAGGTCGGGGAAGCCGACGTGCGCGATGAGCCTGCCGTCCGCGCGGCGCTCGGTGCGTACGGCAACGTCGAGGCCACCGAACTGGCCCAGGACCTTCCAGGGGCCCATACCGTCGCGGTCGTGCTCCAGGAGCCGGGTGGTGACCTGTCGGTGCAGGGCTGCTGCGGCGTCGGCGCGCTCGGTGTACGACAGGCCGCCCAGGTTCATGGCGAAGGTGTCGCGGACGTCGCGGATGCGGGGCAGGGCCTCTTCACGGCGGGTGATGCCGTCGCGAGTGTCGGCGAGTTCCTTCTCCAGCTCGGCCAAGGTCTCCTGGCGACGGACGCGTTCGGCGGCCTCGTTGTGCTGGTCGATCTCCAGGTCGCGCAGGAGACGGCGGGCCTTCATGAGCTGGCTCATGTAGGGGTTGCCGCCGATCTCGGCTTCCATCGTCTCGTAGTCGGGGTAGTCGACATCGAGTTCGGTGACGGTGTCGCGGGTGTCGCTGTCGGCCATCTCCGGGCGCTGGATGTCGACCAGGCCCTCCGCCTTCGAGGCAACGAACCCGGCTTTCCAGCCGTCGAGGCTGCCTTTGGTCGCGAAGATGTCGATCTCGACTTCCGCGTTCTGGTTGCCGTACCGCAGGATGCGACCGTTGCGCTGCTCCATCTGCGCGGCGCCCCAGTCGAGGTCGACGTGCGTCAGGCTGACCATGCGGTTCTGGGCGTTCATGCCAGTGCCGGCCACGCTGCTGGAGCCGATGAGCACGGCTATCTCGCCGTCGCGTGCACGGCGGAACAGCTCGGCCAGTTCCTCGGGCTTGCCCGTCTTCTTGTGGTCCTGGACGAACGCGATCTTCTCTTCGGGGATGCCGCCTGCGACCATGAGCCGCTTGAGTTCGGCGTAGGCGTCGAAGTTGCCGCGGTTGTTGCCGCCCGGCACGCCCTCGTTCAGGAAGACCATCTGGAGGGCACCGGGGGTCGGGTGGTCCTCGGTGTTGCCGTAGTACGTCTTGTAGACGCGGTCCTTGTGCCGGCTGTAACGCTCGACCGCCTTGGCGGCGACGGCGGTGAGCTTGTTGCCCGCCGGAGCCTTGGCGTCGACGAGCCGCGGGTCCAGTGCAACGGACGTGCCCTCGTTGGAGACGGCGAGCATGTTGTCCTGGGACCGGTCGACGTCGCCGTTGTGGATCGCGCGGCCGCGGGCGACGAGCTTCTTCAGCCGGGCCGTCTGGTCCTTGGTCGGGTCGACCATGACCAGGTTGGGGCCGCTGTCCGCGATCTTCGGGCGGGGAATGCCTACGTCGTCAGCGCGCTTGGTGTCCGCGACCAGGCCCCACATCGTCTTCATGGCCCGCCGGTTGTGGAACTCGGCGAACCGCTCCACGATCCGAAGACCGGAGCCGTCGGGAGCGTTCTCGACGCGGAGGGTCTTGCGGCCGAAGGTCGCTGCCCACAGGTCTGGGGCACCTGCCTTGTAGGCGTCCAAGACCCAGGGGGCGGCCAGGGCGAGCATGGTGAACTGCTCGGTGATGCTGTTCGACAGCGGCGTGCCGGTGGCCAGGGTGACTGTGGCGCGGCCGGCACGGCGGCGGTGCAGGTCGGTGAGCTTCTGGTGCAGGTCGATGCCGCGGATTGACGCGGGGTCGCCGCCGCCCTCACGGGAGCGGAAGCCGACGCCCTTGTACCGGTGGGCCTCGTCGATGACGGCGTAGTCGAATCCGAGGTCGTCCCAGTACGTCTGGCCGGGCGTGCGCATCGGCGCGGCGTTCTTGCTGATCCGGTTCTGGACCGTCGCGATGCGCTGCTCGATCTTGGCGACGATGAACGGGTGGTTGGGGTTGTCCGCGTCCTCGTACTGCCGGTCGAGTTGTTCCCGCAGAGCCTCCAGCTCGCGGAACTCGTACTCCTCCTGCGCCTCGGGGCTCATCTTGATCGAGCCGAACGCGGGCTCGGTGAAGATCACCAGGTCCGGCTTGTTGGCGCGCAGCCACTCCAAGGTGCTGTCGCGGCGCCCGTCGGCCAGGTCCCCGCTCGTGATCAGATGGATCTCGGCGTTGGGGTAGAGGAATCGCGCCTCGTCGTACCACTGCTGCGCCAGGTGGTCGGGCACGACCGCGTACGGCTTCTCGATCTGCCCGGACGCCTTGAGCGCCTGGGTGCCCATGACGAGCGTGGACGTCTTGCCCAGCCCGACTTCGTGGGTGAGGATCACCGACCGCTCGAACTGCATGCGGGCCGCGCCGGAGAGCTGCCAGGCGTGCGGGGTGCGGTCCGGGGTGAACCCGTCCAGGGACGGGCTCATGCCGTCGTACGAACGGACGACGTGCCCGTTCATGATCTTGTTGTAAGAGTCGGTCAGCCGCGTGAGCCGGTCGGCGTTGGCCGTCGCGTACTTCGCGAACTCCGACCGCATCTGGTCGGCCTTCTGCCGGACCAGGCGAGACGTTTCTTCATCGACGTCCCGGCGTTTGTCGTCGTGGTAGATCGTCAGCGAGCCGTGACCGAGGATGGCGCGGGCGATCTCGACGGCGCTCTTGCCCTTGGTGCCCTTTGCCGCATTGGGCTCGACGCCGTACAAGACGTTGTTGGCCTGCGGGACCTTGCCCGTGTAGAGCATCCAGCCGTAGCGGTCGTCGTGCGCGACGCGCAGCGTCTTGTCGCCCAGGTACTCGCGCAGGAACCCTTGCAGCAGCTCGGGCGGCGTCCAGTGCGCGCCCATCTCCGGCGTGAACTCGCCGATGGTGCGGTCGGCGGGCTGCACCGCTTCGAGCGCGGAGACGTTGACGGCGAACGCCGGGTCCTTCTCGGCGGCGCGGCGGGCGGCGGCCAGCTTGTCGCGGACGGGACCGGACAGGTAGGCGCCGGCCAGCTCCAGGCGGCCGGTGGACGGGTCGGTGAAGACCTCGTTCCCCAGCGCCCGGACCGCGTCCTGCGGGTCCATGTTCAGCAGGCGGGCGATCTCGCCGAGGTCTACCTGACCGGTGGCGGCGACGACCGCGGACAGGGCCGTCTTCGGGTCATCGGTCCGGTCGAGCGGCTGACGGCGGGCGGCGGCGCGCTCGGTGAAGACGCGGGAGAGGATCGGCTCCTGTTTGTCCGCGTCCCACCGCTCCAGGGCGAGGACCGACCCGGCATCCGGGTCGGAGCGGAAGTAGCCCCACGCGGTCGGCGTGCGCTCCTCCGACCCGTCCGGGCGGGTGCCGGTCTTCATGCTGCGGAACTGGCCCGGCTTGGACAGTGGCCCGTACTGCTCGACGTACGCGGTGTGCAGGTCGCGGAGCTGGGCGCGCAGCTTCTCGGCGCGCCCGTCCTCGTCGTTCTTGCGGTCCAGCGCCCGTAGTTCGGCCGCAACGTCGCGCAGCTGCATCAGGGCGCGGAGTTGGTCACCGCGGCCGTCGGACGGCTCGACGGCGACGGGGTTGCCGCCGTTGACGTGCTGGTAGAGCTTGCCGTCGTCGCCCTCGTAGAGGCGGCCGGTCCAGTCGTTGGCGTGCTTCTCCCGCGCGGTCTGCAAGAACACGGGCGGCCGGTTGTCGCCGTCGGGGTGCGGCTCGTAGCCCTTGCCGTCGGCCTTCGCCTTGTCGGCGATGTCCTTCAACGCGTCCCGGAGCTGGTCGGCGGCCTTGGCCGGGTTGCCCTTGACGGTCAGGCGCGGCCCGTACGGGGACGACTCCGTGGTCAGGTCGCCGAGCACGTGCTCGGGGTGCGCGGTGAAGTACGCGTTGACGTGCTCGCGGACGTTCCCGATCTTCCGCTCGGGCGCATTCAGCCACGAGGTGTCGCCCGGCTCGTCACCGTCGGCGCGGCTCCGCAGCACGAGGACGTCGGTGACGACGCTGGTGCCGGCGTCGTTGAAGACGCCGGACGGCAGGCGGACAGCGCCGATGAGGTCGCCGTACTTGGCGATCTGCTTGCGGGCCTTGTCGCCCTTGGAGTCGAGGGTGTGCCGGGAGGTGATGAGCAGGGTGATGCCACCCGGCCTCGTCAGCACGAGTTCCTTGGTGATGAACCCGTTGTGCAGGGACTCCGCGGGGTACCGCCTGTCGCCGAACGGCACCGAGGCGAATGGGACGTTTCCGATGCTCGCGTCGAACGTCCCTGGGTGGGCGTCGGTCTCGGCGAAGTTCTCGTTGAGGACGTTGGCGTCCGGGTAGATCGCCTTCGCGATCCACGCGGTCGTCGGGTCCAGCTCGATGCCGGTGAGCCGGGCGCCCTCCGGGGAGACGCCGAAGAACGTGCCGGAGCCGGATCCGGCCTCGAGGACGTCACCGCGGTCGAACCCGAGCGCCTTCAAGCCGTCCCACATCGCCTCGGCAATGGGCTGAGGCGTGTAGTGCATCGACAGCGTGCCACGCCGAGCCTGCTGCCACTCCAGCGGCGTCAGCTCGCCTGAGAGCATGGTGCGCAGCTCGCGGTACTCCGCCCAACGGGCATGGTCCTGCGCGAACTTGCCGTACCGGGCGCCGCCCTGCTGGTAGCGCGGCTCCTTCTCGTTCGGCTCCGACGCGAACATGATCGGAACCGAGCCCCACCCGGTCCAGCGGGCGAGGGTGACCTTCTCCTTCTCGGTGGCCGGACGGTTCTCCCGCTCCAGCCGCTTCAGGACCCGGATCGCCTCAACGTTCGCGGCGGCACGCTGGATCGGTCCCTTGGTGGCGGCGTCAGCCGGGTTCGGCCGGAAGCGCGGTGCTACATGTCGTACACCGCGTCCTTCAGCGCCTGCAGATCCCGCATCTCCGGACTGAGCTCCGGCGTCTCCTCGGTCTCCGGCTCCGGCTCCGGCAGCAGATCCCGCATCACCATCGCGGTCGCGTCCGCCCTGATCTGCTTGATCTGACCCGCCCGAGCCTCGTACTCCGTCGCCGCCGGCACGGTCTCCTCCAGCGTCTCCTCGGCCGCCAGAATCGCCGTCTCGATCTCCCTGCCCTTGTTCAGGAAGAACGTCTCGGGATCGGTCATCTCCGCCAGCTCCCGCGGCCGGTGCCGCGCCCAGTGATCCCTGACCACCTGGCTGTAGATGCTCACCATCAGCCCCTTCGTCCGTTCCTAGAGCCGCGCGCAGGGCTGCCTGCTGCGCCTCGATCTCCTGGCGGGAGATGACCTTGCGGTCGTCGTCCCCGCCATCCTTGCGTACTGCGGTGCGCTGCGCGTCGATCCCGTGCAGCGCAGCGTTGATGGAGGCCAGCCGGGAGCGGGCCTTCGACCGGTCAGACGAGTCCAGTTCACGATCGGAGGCCCGCAACATCATCTCGCGGGACAGTTCCTCGGTGACGCGGTGGAACTCGGCGAGCAGGCCCTCGGGCACGTCCAGGTTCGCGCCCTTGCCGATCTTCCCCGTGATCGGGTTGGTGCTGTCCGACCAGCCGTAGCCGTGGCCCTTGAACAGGCCGTAGAGGGTCTGGCGCTCCTTGCTCGCCGACGGAAAGGAGTCGGCTCGGCGGGAGGACTGGTACAGCTCGAAGAACATCTTCGGAACCCATACGCGGCGCACGGAGCCGTACAGGCGCACCGGCTCGGTCGCGGGGTCGGTGTCGTAGCTGTCGACGAGCGCGGCCAGTGCCTCAGTCATGCTCGGGTACGCGCCCAGGTAGCCACCGTGGCTCTGGCGCTGCGCGTTCCACCCGGCCTTGTGGCCGCCCGCGTACGGGGAGTCGTGCTCGTGGTAGCTGACCTTGCCGTAGTCGTTGCCGTCGACCCGGACGGAGGCGCCGTATGTGCTGCGGAGCGGGTTATCGCGGGTGTCCGCCCGGTTGACCTTCTGCTCGCGTCCTTCGGCGCCGCGGCGGTTCTGCTCGTCGAAGAGGGCCTTCAGCCGCTCCTCCAGGGCCTCCCGCTCCCGGCCGCTAGTGAGGTTCCGGTTCTTGTGGAGGTCCCGGAACGCCTTGTCCAGGTCCGCGTCGCTGAGCCCGGCCGGGTCGGGGCCGTTGCGGTAGACGTCCGCCTTGCGGTTCTGCCGCTCCTCGTACACCGCGTGCCGGCGGGCGGACAGGATCTCGTTCTGTTCCGCGCCCAGGCGGCGCAGACGGATCGGGAGGCCCAGGGACTCTCTCTCCAGGGCGTCGTCGTCGAGGTCCTGTACCGGCGGGCGCTGCTCGAGGTCACGGAGCTTGCGGGTCTGCTGCTCGGTCTCGGCGTCTGCAAGACGGTTGGTCAGGTCGTTCCACAGGTCTCGCTCCGGCGCGAGGTCATCCTCTTCGTGGATCGTCCCGGATAGCTTGTGCGTGCGCTCGCGCGCCTCCAGGTCCTTGATGTGCGCGGCGAGTTCTTCGTCGCTCAGATCCTCCGGGTTCCGGGTCTGGGCAACCTGGTCGGTGGTGCGACGGCGACGGTCGGCGTACAGGGCCCGCTCGTCGTCGGTGAGACGGTCACCGCGCCGAGAGCCGTACGTGCCGCGGTCACGCTCCGAGCGGCTGATGGCCTCGGCGAGATCGGTGTCGCTCATCGCGGCCGCGCGGTCCTGCGCGCTCGGCTTGGTCTCGGGCTCGTCGCGGTTGTTCTCGTCGTTCTGGGCGATGCGGCGTCGGTCGAGTTCGGCCTCGACCTTCTGCAGGGCGGCGCGCGCCCGCTGCTTGCGGGAATGGGTTGTGGCGACCTGGGCGTGAATCTTGAGGTTGTCGCGTTGCCCGCGCAGGTCCGCGTCGGACATGGCGCGGAGCTTCTTGGTGTCCTCGTCGAGCTGCTGGGCCTTCTCGGGGGCGTGGGTGTTGGCGTTGGCGTCCTCGTCGGTGACGCGGACGTTGCGGCTCTGCCGGACGAATGCGGCGAGGATGTCCGCGGCCTTACGGTCGCGGGTCTCCGGCTTCCACTGAGTGCCCGTGATGCGGGCCTTCTGGACGGGGGACCAGGCGAGCTTTCCGGCTGCGCCAACGGCCCGGTCATCGCGCGCGTCGTTCTTGATGGTGCCGCGCACGGCCAGGACCCGCTTGCCCTTGTGGGTGGTCCACGCCAGGTGCACGTGGTCGGCCTGGTCCGGGTTGGTGGTGGCCAGGTGGTGGCGAGCGATGATCTGGTCGGCGATGTTCGCGTTGCTGCCGATGGGCACGTAGACGCCGTCGACCGTGGCGTGACGGTCGCTGTAGCCGCCGACGACGGAGGCGATGCGGGTGCCGTCCGGGCCGTACACGGTGACCGGTCCGGGGTTCCAGGAGGTCGCCCAGTATCCGGGCACGCCGTCGACGGGCTCGGCATCCTCCGGTACGCCTGCTGGCCGCCCGTCGGTTCCGGTCTCCGGCGTCTCCTTCGGCTGCGGCGCGGCATCGAGTGCGGGGGCAGGCTCCGGCGTTGGCTTGGTGGGCGTGCCGGTCCTCGGGCTCTGATCCTCGTCGTCGCCGAACGGGCGGCGGCGAAGCGTCTCGGCAAGTCGGGCGGTGGCGATGCTGTGCTTGGGCGGGTGCTCCTGGTCCCACAACGCGCGGGCGGCCGTCCACTCCTGGATGTAGTCGTGCCCCTCGGCGGACCGCCAGGTCCGTCGGTAGTCGGCAAACTTGGGGTCGGAGAAGTCGAGCGGGTTGCCGTCTTTGTCCTTGAGCGTGCCGACGATGTGCTCGGCGAAGCCCTTGGCGTCCGACTGCCGGTCGAACCACCACGGCATCTGCTGGCCGTTTCCGGTGGCGTACAGGTACCAGTCGCCTTCGACGCGGCGGGTGACGAACTGGCCGTCGCCGACGAGCTTGAGGCGCTGTTCCTTGGCCAGGTTGTCCAGGTCGCGGGCGGTGCTGCGGTCCTGTTCGCTTCCGGAGGCGCGCAGGGTCTCGGCGCGCTGGGTCCAATTGTCGCGGGCCTGCTGGAGCGTCGTGAAGCGTCCACGAGCCTGGGGGCGCTGCCGCTTCGGCGCGGGGGTCTGTGGGGCGTCGCTGCCCGCGCGGGAGGCACGGAAGTCTCGCACCGCACGGCGGATCGCCTGCTCGGCGTCCTCGCCCTTGGTGGAGCGCCAGGTCAGGAGCCAATCGCCGATCTTGGGGTCGGAGAAATCGATCGGCTCGTTGAACTCGCCCGGCATGATGTGGCCGTTGCGGACGTGCTCGCTGATGTACTCGGCCGCCGCTTCGGCTTCCTCTCGGGTGGCGAAGTCGCCGACGTCGAGGTAGCCACCGGTGCCGGTCGAGGTGAGGTACCAGCGGCCGTTGGTGTCGTCGCGGGTGGTGACGAGGCCGCCGGACGGGGTGATCTGCAGGTCCTCATCCCCTGCCAGGCGGCGCAGTGCCGGCGCGTTGGCGCCGGGCTGCTGGGCCAGGTCGAGGAAGTGGCGGCGCACCGCCGCGGTGTCCTCGAAGCGTGCCCCCGATCGGGCCTTGCGGTTCGGCAGTGCTTCGGTGTCGACGTCGTGATGCCCGCTCTCGGGCTCGTCCTGATCGTCGTCCTCGGGTGCGTCGCCCTCGTCGTCGCCGATCGTGTTGCCCGCGTCGTCGACGTAGTGCGGCTGGTCGGGGGTGTCCGGGTCGCCGTGGTCGTCGCGGGACAGGCCCAGGCCGCGGCGCTGGTCCTGCTCGCGGCGGGCGTCCTCGGCCTCGACCTTCTTCTGGTTCGAGGTGGGGGCACTGCCGTCGGGGCGCGCCACCATCGTGATCCAGCGGGCGCTGGTGCTGTGTCGCCGCCCGGTGAAGGTGCCATCGGCCGCGCGGTCCTGGACGAGGACGCGGTCACGGGGCAGCGCCCGCACGACACGGGCTAGCTTGCCCGACCACAACCGCGCGACACCGCCGGTCTCGATGAACCTGCCCTTCGAGTCCCGAGGGTGCAGGGCAGGGTTCCACGGCCGTCGTACGGACTTGGTCTCAAGGGCGCGACTCAGGCCGACCGAGGAAGCGGTGCGATTCAGCATGGCGCGGACCATGCACACCGCAGGTGGTTAGCGTCGTGCGCTGAATTCGGGTCTATGCGCGCCTGAGAAGGGGTACGGTCCCGGCATCACCGCGTCGGGAGGGGGCTCTCGTGGCTATTCGAGCGTTCGGTGAGAAGAAGGCGCCGTCGGAGTGGGCGGCTGACCCGAGGTGCGTTGTTTCAAGCGGCGTGCTGCGGCGCCGTATTGGGGCGGGTTGGGATCCAGAGGAAGCGATCACTACCCCTTTCAACGGTGCAGCTTGGCAGTCGGCCAAGCAAGCCACGCTGGAGGAGGACCGCGCGAAGCCCGCCCAGCGGGTCTACGTCCCTCCACAGCAGGAAGGAAAGCCGGAGAGGAAACGCCCTGCGGTGCGCGGCCAGATCAGGCCGGTGCCGACGCCAACAGAAGGATGGGAGGACACGGCGCCTTCCACGAGGCAGCCAGCAACGCAGCGCAGCAGCAGCGTCCGCACGGTCCGTGGCGGCCTGCCCTCCCTCGGAAGGCGCCGCTGACTCATCCTCACATGCTCCCGGTGAGGATGTAGATGGCGAACCAGGCGGAGAACCCGCACCATCCCACGGCGAAGATCGCACGCCCGGCCCTGGACGTGCGCGTGCGGAACAGGCGCCGGAAGTTCTCGCTCAGGGTGGCCCCCTCGCGCTTGTTGACAAGGGCGATCGTCTCGAACACGGCGAACAGGCAGGACCAGATGGCGGGCCACATCAAGGGGTCTTCTCCGCGATGGGGGCGGTACGGTACCGCAGGCGGCACCGGCAGCGGACAGTGAGGTCAGCAGGGGCGAACGGGTCTCCGGGGTAGCGCAGGCTGGCGTCGTTGACCGTGAAGGGGACGCCGGCAGGCAGGGTGGTGCCGTTCAGCTTTCGATGCGCGGGCCGTACATGGGAATCGTTGCGCGCGACCCAGGTCCGCACAACTGCGGGGCCAGCGCTCTCGGCTGCGGCATCGGCTGCGCCGTTGACGGTGGCGACAGCGCACGACTCGGCGAGTAGCGCAATGAACTCTGCCGCGCGGTCTCGGTAGAACCCGCTGACGGTGTCGGTGAGTTCGTCGAGCGTGGCGTCCGCGATCTGGGCTGTGTCCAAGGTGACGGCGAGGTCTGCGAGCAGCCCGGCGATGGCGCGTCCGGCCATGGCTGCGGCGGCCAGTGCTGCGGCTGCTGCGCCTGGCGGCACGGCCGCCGCGCCAGTAACGCTTGTGCTGAGCAGCGACGCAGTGGTGGCCGCTGTCTGCTGGAGGATCGGGGCCAAGGTACTGGTGGTCTCCTCCTCCCATCGCTCCGCACCAACGACGCGCACACCGTCGATCGGGTGGTCACCGCGGCGCAGGTCGGTGTCGCCGTCCGGCTGCCAGTAGCGGGTGTGCTTGCGGGTCTTGGGCGCGTGAAGACGCGCGGTGATCACACCTTCCTGCCTGGCGAGGAGGGCAGTGAGCGCGGCCGTGACGGCGGCTGCGGCCGCGTCAAAATCGTTGTCGGTGACCTCGAACTCGGCTTCGTGGGGCAGTTCCTTGCCCTCGATGTCGGAGCGAGCAGCGTCAACGTCGGCCGCAGCCGCCCCGGCACTTGACTGCACGACGGAGTCGCGCGCGGACGCGACATCGTCGGCTGCATCGCCGGGCAAGGTGAGGGGCACGTTGTCGCGGGCCTGCTCGACGGCGGTCGCGGCCGACTCTTCGGCCGCCGCAGCGCCCGATACGGTGCGGGCGGCTGCAGCGTCCTCATCGGCGGGGCCAGGCTCCTGTGCTCGGGCATCGGCGACTGCGTCCGCTGCGGAACTGCTCTCGGGGCCGGACGGCGCGATGGCGGGCGGCGGCGGGGCCCCTGTGCTCGGCAGACCCATGGCGCCTCCGGCTGCTGGGTCCTGAGCTACACCGAGCGCGGCCGCGTCCTTCTCGTTGGCAGGGACGGGTGCCTTCTGGGGGCTGATCCACAGGGCGCGCGTGTGTGGCACGTTGAACGGTCGGCGCCCTGCAATTTCCCGGTACTCGTCGACGGTGATCAGCCCCGCGTTCCACTCGGCTCGGGCTTCTTCCCGGCGCTGCCGACGGGGGAACTCGAGCGCTTCGACCGTGCTCGTGTTGAAGCGCAACGACCAGCCATCGTCCAGATCGAGATCGAACGCGGAGGCGAGCAAGGCCAAGTGCGGCAGTTCGGTGTGCTGCCAGAAGTTCCACTCTTCCCTGTCGGCATTCGCGTACGTCCGCTCACTCGCGTTGCCGACCACGGACTCCGGCACGCCGAACGCGGACAGGATCTCGTCCTTCGCCGTCTGCGCCAGCGTCTCGTAGTTCATGTCGCGCGGCCGCGTGCTGGTGTCCACGTAGTTGAGGCCACCGGGCCCGCTGCCGACGACGACGGTTTCGCCGGCGTGCTGCGCGCCGGGGGCGAGACGCTGCTGAATCCGGTCGATCTCGCGCTGGTCCAGGCCGTCGACGTCGATGCCGACGATCCCCGACGGGCGCGCGTCGTTGTCGATGAAGGTGATGTTGTACGTCCGGGCCTTCACGTCCAGGTCGACGGACAGCCCGGCGGCCTCCAGTGGCGTGACGCCGCAGAAGGGGTCGGTCGGGTGCGGGTCACGCAGCCAGACGACGCGGCTGGGGTCCAGCTCCCGGACCCGGCCGTCGTACGTCGTGAACTCGAAGTGGGAGACGTAGTCGCCGTGAGGGTCGGGTATCGGCTCGACGCGGTTCGGAGGCAGCAGGTCAAGCCGGGTGATGGTGCCACCGCGGGACCGCGTGATTTCGACGAACACGCCCTTCTTGGACAAGAGGAGCTGGGCGCTCAGCCGCTTCTTGAAGACGGTGGCCCGTTCCAGCGGGTTGGCTTGGACGTTCAGGACGTGCAGCAGCGGGTGGTCGGTGAGGGTTTCCGCGAACTGGCGCTCGTCGCCGCCCCGTCCGATCTCGACGGCCAGCGAACCAGGGTGCTTGGAGATCGCCTCGACAGACTTGAAGGCCCAGATGGAGCGTTCGTAGCCCTCCTGGATGACACGGTCCAAGTCCCAGCCCGCAGCCCGGTTCTCCGTGCCCCACACCGTGGTGGTGCCCGCGTACGTCATGGAGACGTAGGAGTTGCCGACGTGCCCGGCGGACTTCTCTTCGACGGGTTGGGCCGTGCGCGGGACGAGGAGTCGCCGGAGGCCGGGCAAGAACTGGCGCGGCATCAGGTCCCCTCACTGGCCAGCCATGCGCCCATAGCGCTGAGGGCCGCGCCGACTTCGATCCAGCCCAGGGGCGGGAAGCACGCGAAGGCGCAGCCGACGGCGGCCGTGGCGGTTACGGCGACGATGGAGAGGGCGACTATGCGGGAGCGCTTCGTCTTGGGCGGTGCCAAGAAGCGGAAGACCGCGAGGGCGCCTGCAGCGGCCACGATGGTGCTCAGCACGGGGTGTATGGCGCCCAGAGCGATGAGCACGACGAGGATGCCAGCGGCGGCGAGGAGGAGTCCGGCGGCTTCGCGGGCGAGGCTTCGTGGCGAGGGTGTCTCAGGCGGTGTACTCACGGCGCGCACGATGGGTGCGGCGTGGGATTAGTGTCGCGTCCTCGCCCGAGGGCCGGTCAGCGGGGACGGCTGACCCCGGCCATGTAGGCGTGGATGCCGCGCCGCTGGATCTTCTCGCCGGGGACGATCTTGGCGCCCTTCGGGGGCGGAGGGAGCTTGCGCTTCTTCCTCGTCGACTGATCACCACCGATGAGGTGGCGGTTGTCGACCTTCTCCTCGCAGTCCTGTCCCTTTACCTCGTCGTACGGGCGCCGGCAGCCCTTGCAGTACACCTCCAGGGCGTCCACGCGCTGTCCTGCGGCTGTCTTGAAGGAGCCGCGGAAATCTGCGACGGAAGCAATGCGCGGCTCCACCTGGATCTCGGCGGCGACGACCCAGGTGTGTGAGAGGTCCTGGGGCGGCTCGGCGGGATCGGCCGTAGGCGCGGGTGGCGCTGCCTCCGCCTCCGTCTTCGTCACCGGAACCTGTGGTGTCGGGGCGGTCCGCGACGGGAACAAGGATTCCTGCCAGAAGGCCCTGCCTGTTGCCGGTGAGAGGGGAGCAGTAGCAGTCGTCACCCGTTCCTCCGCGTCGCGTCGCTGGTGGGGTTGACACAAAGACCAATCCCTCTTCCACAGCGCGGAACGTCAGCAACGGCGAATCTGTTACAGCTCCCTGCGGCAGTGGGTCACCACCTGGTCAAGATCAATCTTGCTCAATTGTGTGCACCCATATCTGTAGTGGTATCGGCAGGCTGGTGACCCCGAGCCTGGCCTTTGGGACGGCATCCGCGATGTGTACCGCTACGCCTGTCACGCGCTCGTACACATGCGGCAGCATCCCGGGCGAGGCTCTCTCCGCCAGCACCGCCTTGATGCCGCCACCTTGGCCGGGACCAAGGTGGCCCCAGAGGCTGTCAGGTTGCTTCTCGCGGACGTTCCCGCTGCATAGAGGCGTTCGCCAACCTCTGTCAGTCCCGTCCGGCATCATGTTCTCGACGACGAGAAGCGAAGGACCACAGTGACCAAAGACGAAGCGGGCGCCATCGCGTTGCCGCTGTTCACTGACTCGGCGGCGCCGCTGACGCTCGCCGAGCTGGAGCAGTACCTCGCGACAGCGGCGGATCTCCTGCGCGGCTCCATCGACCAGGCTGACTTCAAGGCGTACATCTTCCCGCTCATGTTCTTCAAGCGGATCAGTGACGTGTACATGGAGGAGTACAGGCAGGCTCTTGACGAGTCAGGTGGCGACCACGAATTCGCGTCCTTTGCTGAGAACCACCGGTTCGCCATCCCTCAGGGTTCTTTGTGGCAGGATGTCCGAAACCGCACGGAAAACGTTGGGCAAGCACTCGTAACTGCCTTCCGTGAGATTGAAAGCGCCAACAAGGACACCCTTTGGGGAATTTTTGGAAGCGCGGCCTGGACTAATAAGGACAAGCTGTCCGATGCGAAGCTCCTCGATCTGATCGAGCATTTCTCGTCGAAGCCACTGACGAATGCGGCAGTATCACCGGATGTATTTGGTCAGGCGTATGAGTACCTCATTAAACGTTTCGCCGATCAGTCGAATAAAAAGGCTGGTGAATATTACACCCCGCGCTCCGTGGTTAGTCTTCTCGTCAATATCCTCGACCCCAAGGAAGGGGAAACGGTTTATGACCCCGCTTGCGGGACCGGTGGCATGTTGATCGAGGTTATCGAGCACGTGAAGGCTGGCGGCGGACGACCACAGATGTTGTGGGGGAAGCTGTACGGCCAGGAGAAGGTGCTTGCCACCTCCGGCATCGCACGTATGAACCTGTTGCTCCACGGTGTCGAGGACTTCTCCATTGTCCGGGGAGACACGCTGCGCGACCCGGCCTTCTTCGACGGTTCCCGCCTTGCTCGGTTCGACTGCGTCATCGCCAACCCGCCGTTCTCATTGAAGAACTGGGGCATAGAGGAGTGGGGCACTGACCCATGGGGTCGCAATACCCTAGGCGGTGTCCCCCCGAAGGGGTATGCCGATTGGGCTTGGATCCAGCACATGGTCACGTCAGCCGCGTCGAAGACTGGCCGGGTTGCGGTGGTCCTTCCGCAGGGCGCCTTGTTCCGGAAAGGAGCGGAGGGGCGTATCCGCGAGCATGTCTTGAAGGCTGACAAGATCGAAGCCGTCATCGGACTCGCGCCCAACCTCTTCTACGGCACCGGCCTGGCCGCATGCGTCCTAATTCTGCGTCACGAAAAGTCGGCCGCTTCAAAGGGCAAGGTGCTCTTCGTGAACGGCGAGACGCTCTTCAAGCGAGGCAGGAACCAGAACACCCTTGAAGCCGAGCATGCCGACGCGCTACTCAAGGCGTACCAGACGTTCGCCGACCAACCAGGCGTCGCGCACGTCGCGACCGCTGAGGAGATCGTCTCGAATGGCTTCAACCTCAACATCCCGCTGTACGTCGAGCCTGCGGAGACCGGCGAGCAGGTGACCCTCGAGCAGGCTGTCGCAGACCTGCAGGCAGCTCAGACCGCAGCTGCCGAAACTCGGGCCACGCTCGAGACGGAAATGGCGAAGTGGGGGCTGGGCGCATGAACACACCCGTCCGCATCACCCAGCGCGAACTTGAGTCCTACCTGTGGGGCGCCGCTGTCCTGCTTCGGGGGCTGATCGACGCCGGCGACTACAAGCAATACATCTTCCCGCTTGTCTTCCTGAAGCGGCTCTCAGACGTCTACGACGAGGAGCATGCCGCTGCGATGGAGGTCTACGGCGACGAGGAACTCGCTGACCTCCCCGAGAACCACCGCTTCGCCATCCCTGATGGCGCTCACTGGGACGACATCCGCAAGATCACCACCAACACTGGCGCGGCCATCCTGAAGGCCATGCGGGCGATCGAGTCCGCCAACCCCGACACCCTCCCGGGCGTCTTCGGTGACGGCGACTGGGGAAACAAGAACCTGCTGCCCGACTCGACCCTCAACGACCTCATCGAGCACTTCTCGACCAAGACGCTCTCGGTCGCCAACCTCCCAGAGGACGAACTCGGTCAGGGCTACGAGTTCCTCATCAAAAAGTTCGCTGACGACTCTGGCCACACGGCCCAGGAGTTCTACACGAACCGCACCCTCGTCCACCTCATGACGATGATGCTGAAGCCCGAGCCCGGCGAGTCCGTCTATGACCCCACCTGCGGCACCGGGGGAATGCTCATCTCGACGGCAGCCGAACTGCGCCGCCAGGGCAAGGAGTGGCGCAACCTCCGGCTGTACGGTCAGGAACTCAACTACGGGACCTCCGCGATCGCCAGGATGAACCTGTTCCTCCATGGCATTGCCGATGGGCACATCGCCCACGGCGACGTACTCGCCACGCCGGCGTTCCACGACGGACGCGGCCGTCTGCGCACCTTCGACGTTGTCCTGGCCAACCCGCCGTACTCCATCAAGGCGTGGAACCGAGGCGCCTTCACGAAGGACCCCTACGGGCGTAACGCCTGGGGCGTCCCGCCGCAGGGCCGCGCCGACTACGCCTTCTTCCAACACATTGCCAAGAGCCTCGACCCGAAGACCGGGCGCGCTGCCATCCTCTTCCCACACGGTGTTCTCTTCAGGCTCGAAGAGACCGCACTGCGTGAGGCGCTGGTGAGGTCCGACCTGGTCGAGTGTGTACTCGGGCTCGGTGCGGGGCTGTTCTACAACTCGCCGATGGAAGCCGTTGTCATCACGCTTCGCTCCCAGAAGCCCGCCGAACGCCGGGGCAAGGTCCTCTTCATCAACGCAGTAAACGATGTCGCGCGTGAACAGACCCAGTCCTTCCTCCGCGAGAGCCACCAGCAGAAGATTCTCGACGCCTACGAGGCGTTCACCGACGAGCCTGGCTTTGCGGCTGTCGCTTCTGTTGACCAGATCGCCAGTAAGGGGTACAGCCTCGCCATCCCGCTCTTCGTAAGCACCGCAGGAGGCGCGGACGACAGGGTGGAGATCGACATCGAAGCAGCCGTAGCCCATTGGCGCAAGGCAACTGTCGCCGCCGACTCTGCGATCGAGGGCGTATTCGAAATGCTCCGTCAGGAGGCCGGCAAGTGA